TGATGAACCACTTGAACCTGAAGTTCCATTTGTACCACTTGTTCCTGATGAACCTGAGCTACCTGATGTACCAGAAGTTCCTGAAGAACCTGAAGTTCCATTTGTACCACTTGTTCCTGATGAACCTGAGCTACCTGATGTACCAGAAGTTCCCGATGAACCTGAAGTTCCGCTTGTTCCTGATGAACCTGATGTTCCGCTTGTTCCTGATGAACCTGATGTTCCGCTTGTTCCTGATGAACCTGAAGTTCCGCTCGTTCCTGATGAACCACTTGAACCTGAAGTTCCGCTAGTACCTGAAGAACCACTTGAACCTGAAGTTCCATTTGTACCACTTGTTCCTGAAGAACCACTTGAACCTGAAGTTCCATTTGTACCGCTTGTTCCCGATGAACCTGAAGTTCCGCTCGTTCCTGATGAACCACTTGAACCTGAAGTTCCATTTGTACCGCTTGTTCCTGAAGAACCGCTTGAACCTGAAGTTCCATTTGTACCGCTTGTTCCTGAAGAACCGCTTGTTCCTGAAGAACCGCCTGTTCCTGATGAACCTGAAGTTCCACTTGTTCCTGATGAACCTGAAGTTCCACTTGTTCCTGAAGAACCTGAGGAACCGCCTGTTCCTGACGAACCACTAGTTCCTGACGAACCACTAGTTCCTGAAGTTCCGTCAGCACCACTTACACCTGATGTTCCTGATGTTCCTGAAGAACCTGATGTACCATTTGTACCGCTCGTTCCTGATGAACCACTTGAACCTGATGTACCATTTGTGCCGCTTGTTCCTGATGAACCTGATGTACCATTTGTACCGCTTGTTCCTGAAGAACCCGATGTACCATTTGTGCCGCTTGTTCCTGATGAACCTGAAGTTCCGCTCGTTCCTGAAGAACCTGATGTTCCGCTAGTTCCTGATGAACCACTTGAACCTGAAGTACCAGATGAACCTGATGTTCCACTAGTACCATTGATACCACTAATACCAGATGTTCCTGAAGTCCCACTTGTTCCTGAAGAACCAGATGAACCTGAAGTTCCCCCTGTTATTGTAACTGTTATTGCACCGTCACCATCATTAGTAACAGAAGCACCATTGAATGTTATACCAGTGACATTACTTACGGTTGTAACTCCGTCTCCAACTGTTAAAGGACTACCTCCTCCTGAGGTAAATCCTGTAATTTGAATGTCGTCACCAAGTGAATTTGTTAATGTTAAAGTTTGTGTACCGGAATTATAAGTTCCACCTGTAATTGGCGCAGTAAATCCTGAAATTGTAATAGTACCACCTGTATTATTGTATAAATCTAAATCTGAAGTTCCTGAGAAATAAGTACCACCTGTAATTTGTACATCACTACCCCAAAATATTTGCCATCTGGCATTATTCTTAGTTACCCCACCAACACCTTCAATTGTTGAGCCTGTCCAAGCATCAAGAAGGGCCGCTCCTTGTGGCGTATCATCATAAACCTCATAACCACTACCTAAATCAATGATAGAACCAGCAGTTTCAGCATCATCCCACATTGACGTAAATCCTGTCATCGTGTATTGGTACACAGTGTCTGTCTCTTGGACATACACCTGCATACCTAATCTTCTACGACCTGAAGAAATACCATCGTTATTTAATGTTAGCGTGTTTGGTAATGAATAAGGTACGTTATAAGTTAAGTTAATAGGAATTGAGTTTCCTGAGTAGTAAACAACACCCCCATTAATTAAAATGTCATTTGGAATTATGAAATCTAGGTCAGATAAGGAGTAAACTTCCATATATCCACCAATTCCAAGTACACTAAAATTTGTACCGGTATTATTTTCTCTAATGACTGAATCAGGAGTCTGAAGAATGGTTGTTGATACGGGGTTTTTATATTGAAAACTCATTTCTTTTTTTTTATTTAATAAATATTTTTAATTTCTTTATACTAGCGTGCCTCCTCGGAAATACCAAGCGTTTCCGTTGTTAGTTATGGTCAATCCACCCGCAGGTTTTGTAACATATACTCTGTAAGTACCCGCAGGTATATTTGCTGAGCCTGTGTAGTTTATTATTAAACTATTATAAATTGAACTCACAACCGTATCAGTTGCCGGTGGGTTAGCATTACCATTCAAGATTGTAGAATACTTTTGTCCGTTAGTCGCTCCCGTTGATACAAACCAAACATAGTACGCCACTTCAGTAGGATTTGGTACTGTCGCAGCAGGAACTTGGATTGTTTGGAATCTATAAGCAACTATCGGGTTACCAAAAGCGTCATTACCACCACTTGTTGTTGAAATTGGCGCTGTGAATATTGCTGGTTCAGATACACCCCATCCACTGTAGGCAATATAGGTGTTCATTTGTGTATTAAATGTCGCCTGTATTGTTGATGGTGAAGTAATGTTAAATCCTCTGAACGCACTTCCTTGTGCCAGCATATAGTTGTTTAACGCAGTTCTGATTGTTGCGTCGTTTCTATCGATGAACAAATACGCCTGTATTGGTTGTGCCGATGGAGTTGGTGTTGGAGTAGTTGTAGTGGTTGGCGTTGGTGACGCAGTATTAGTAGGTGTTTGAGTTGGAGTATTTGTTGCGGTTTGTGTTGGTGTTGGAGTCGATGTCTGTGTTGGAGTTGGTGTCTTTGTTTGTGTTGGTGTTTGTGTTGGTGTTGAAGTATTAGTTGCGGTATTTGTAGGCGTAGGAGTATTAGTCGCAGTTTGCGATGGTGTTGGTGTTTGTGTCGGTGTTGGAGTCTGAGTTCTCGTTGGTGTTTGTGTTGGGGTCTGAGTTCTCGTTGGTGTTTGTGTTGGTGTTTGTGTTGGACTAGCAGTAATAGACGGTGTTGGAGTGTTAGTCGATGTTGCGGTTTGTGTTGGGGTTGGCGTATTAGTTGCTGTTTGTGTTGGAGTATTAGTCGCAGTATTAGTTGGAGTATTAGTTGCCGTATTAGTTGGCGTCTGAGTTGGAGTATTAGTGGCAGTATTGGTTGGTGTTTGAGTATTAGTCGCAGTATTAGTTGGCGTTTGCGTTGGCGTTTGAGTTGCAGTATTAGTTGGTGTAGGTGTTGGAGTCTGAGTTGCGGTATTAGTTGGAGTCTGAGTTGGACTAGCAGTAATAGACGGTGTTGGTGTCGGTGTGATATCAGATGTAACTGAAGGTGTAGGTGTATTTGTTTGTGTCGCAGTTTGTGTTGGTGTAACCGTATTAGTCGCAGTAATTGTAGGTGTCTGCGTAGCAGTTTGTGTTGGTGTATTAGTGGCAGTTTGAGTTGGTGTCGCGGTTTGAGTTGGTGTGTTAGTTGCAGTTTGTGTTGGTGTGTTAGTTGCAGTTTGTGTTGGTGTGTTAGTTGCAGTTTGTGTTGGTGTGTTAGTTGCAGTATTAGTTGGTGTTTGGGTAACCGTTGGTGTTTGAGTAGGCGTAGAAGTATTGGTCGGTGTTTGAGTAACCGTTGGAGTTTGTGTTGGAGTTGAAGTTTGTGTCGGAGTTTGTGTTCTTGTCGCTGTTTGTGTCGGAGTTTGGGTTCTTGTTGGAGTCTGTGTAGGTGTTGCAGTCCTTGTGTTAGTTGGGGTCTGTGTTGGTGTTGAAGTATTTGTTGCGGTGTTAGTTGGCGTGTGAGTGTTAGTTGGAGTCTGTGTTGGTGTTGAAGTTGATGTATTTGTTGGCGTAGGTGTTTTAGTTTGGGTTGCAGTATTAGTTGGTGTGTGAGTTTGGGTATTTGTAGGTGTATTTGTTGGAGTATGCGAAGGGGTATTTGTTACCGTATTAGTAGGTGTGATAGTCGGTGTTACAGATGGTGTCGCGGTAGATGTCGGGCTAACAGTTTGTGTTGGCGTACTTGTGGCACCTGGAGTCGTAGAAGTAGGTGTTGGTGTTGGCGTAGTTGTTGGCGTATAAGTTGGGGTAGGTGTTGGTGTTGGGGTGAAATCAAAGCACACCACATAACCATCAATCATTTGTTGTCTGGTTATATCAGTGGCATATGCCGGCTCAGAAGTTGAATTTATGAATATATCAAATGGACCAATTGCGTTAGAACTAGCTGGTATTCTAACAATATAACAAGATGGCCCGGTGACTGTAATCTGTTTTTGAACCTCAGTATTACACCCCGTTGCCTTATTGACACAAATTATAGTTTCTAACGACATTTTTTTTAATATAAATACATAGGTTTCCTTGTTTCAAAAATCGTTTTTAGTAAGTTTTTTTGAAAAGGGAAAAATAATCCTCAAGATTATTAGTATTCATACATCTTAATCGACCGTAATACTATAATCACAAGACTCGGCAGTAACAGAAATTGTATAGGTGCAAGATGCGATTTCCACAGAAATATCAAATCCACATCCATAGCTACAATCAATAATTTCAAACTTTTTACATCCTCTGTTATCGATTAAAGTAACCATAACAGCAGGAGCATTATTGAATAAACTTGGTGGATAAAAATTTGCTGCGGGAGGTATTAAACCTGTGTTGGTAATTGTACCAATTAATGATTCATTATTTCCATAAACATCAGAAACATAAACATATATTGGAGTTTCTCCCGTAACCGCTTCAATTCTTATCTGTGTCATTGTAGGCAAATAATGTCATAAACTATAAGTAACTCAACAGTAATTTCTTGGTCAGTTAAAGGACCTCCTTGAGTTGCCTGAATAGTAATTTGATTGGTTAATGGGTTAACTGTAACATTTGAAACCCCGTTAATACTTTCCAACATTGTGGTAATTGTGTTGTACCATAAATTATCACTTGGTACATCAACCAATGTTGTTCCTGTATAGAATGTTGTTGTTAAAATAGTGTTGAGTGGTTGAACTTGGACTTTAGCGGTATAAATTGCGGTGTTAATCGAACAATCCGTATTACCTGATGTTAAGTCGTTAAATCCTTCAACTAATATTTGATTGATACCTCGTTTGGTTGGTGAAACGATATTGAAGGTTTCTGAACCCATTGTATAACATTGGAGTGATACATACGTCGCATCACAATCGATAATCGTTTGTGCTGCGTTTGAACAACCATTAGAGTCAGTTACAATCAATCCATAAGTACCACCCGTTAAACCTGAAACTGTTATCTGTTGTGGATTACCCGCAACATTATCAGACCAATCAAATGTAAATGGTGGAACTCCACTAGAAATAAACGCTGTAATTGTTCCTTCATTACCAGTTCCACAAGACGTACTGTATAATGAGAACTGAACACTTGGCGTTGTTGTAATTGTGAATGGTTTGTATTGTGTACATCCTGAAGCATCCGTAACACTTAAAACGTGTTGACCAGGCGCAACATTATTAAACGTAACCGCAGTTAAAGGCGTATCAATAATTGTTTGAATACCGTCAATAGAATAATCATATGGACTTGTTCCACCTGAAGATAAAACAATATTAATACTACCATAAGGATTTCCACAAGTAGAACCCGAAGTTTGTAATGCAATTGTAAATTTATCTTGTGTTAAAATGGTAACATCTTGTGTGAATAAACAACCCGAACTATCTTGAACAAAAATTGTATAGTCACCTCCAGTTAAATCAGAATAGGTATACTGTGTAAAGTTAGATGATTGTGATGTGGTGTTACCTTGGTCATCAACTAATGTATATGTATAGGGTGCAGTTCCACCCAATAAACTAACCAAGATTAATCCGTTGTTAGAATTACAATAAGAGTTTTGTGTTGATACATTAACGGATTGTATACCATTAGGACTTGTTAAAGTTGTTTCTTGTGTGAATGAACAAAGACCAGCGTCCGTAACAGTAAATCCATAGTTACCACTACTTAACCCTGAAAGTGTATATGTCTGACTATAACTAATTTCTTGAGCCCCCGTAGACGCTGAATAATAGTATGGCGCAGTTCCACCAGTAATTGTTAAGGTTAATGAACCATTGGCATTGAAGCAACTCGGGGTTGTTGCAGAAAATGAACCAAACCCAACAGGTTCAACTCGGGTGACAATTCCTTGTTTGGTTAAACTACACCCGTTGTAGTCTGTAACCGTAACCGAATAAACACCTTCAGTTAATCCTGTTATACTGTCTGTGGTTTGTCCATTACTCCATAGGTAAGAATAGGGTCCTATACCCGTTTGTCCTGTAACATAAATCTTACCAATATTGTTCTGACCACAAGCAGCGTTTGGTACCACATAGAGTCCATAATCGTAAGTAACCGAACTTTCGATTATGAAGTCTGAACTTCTACAAGTACAACCACCCAAGTCAACTGCCTCCAAGTAGTAAGTTCCCGCAGATAAACTTGAGAACACTACCGTGTTTGTGTTGACCGTTTGAGAAGCAACAAAATCGTCATCAGTTGTATACAAATAATAATTAACCGAGGAATAAACACTTGAGCAAGTACCCGTCACCGCTCCATTGTCTGAACCACAAGTTGTTGATTGTACGCCTGTGACTGTTGTACAACATCCTGAAGATACAGGAATGTTGATATAAAATTCATTATTTATTGGCAATGTAGAGTCGTTCGCTCTAACCAAGTAGTTTCCGGCTGCAAGTCCTGTCTTGTAATCTCCAAGACCTAAATTAGGACTATACCAATCAAAGGTATAAGGTGGAACTCCTCCTGTTCCAAATATCTGAACTGTACCCGTTCCATTGTCACAAGCTCCAGTTACCGACAGATAATAATCAAACGCCCCACCATTACCAAAAGGTCCTGATGGTGTAACACTCGGTGTAATACTTGGGGTAATTGATGGAGTCGGAGTTAGTGTTTGTGTTGGTGTAACAGTAACTGTTGGAGTTGGTGTTACGGTTGGTGTTGGCGTTGGTGTGGATGTCGGACACGGAACCGATGCCTTACAAACCGCACAACTAGGATAATCAGGATTTAAGAACGTGTCAGAACCAGGTCCCGAAGTCGGTACCGAAGTTCTCGCATAACAAGTACTATTGTAAACAACACAATCGCCCAAACTAAAGTTTGTTAACTCAATCTCAAAAACTCTATAGTCTGAGGAGTCACAACAGTTTTGGAAAAAATAATAACCTAAAGCCATTAGTTACAATTGATACTTAAGTTTATGCAGACATTTAATTCTACCGAGTCTTGTAAATTCTGAGTCGCACAACTCAGATTTGTTATTGTCAACTTATTACCGTTTAGGGTATAAGTAAAACCATATTGGAATAATTTGTATAAATTATCTATCAAGGTTGTTCTCCACATAAAGTTTGTTGGTGCATCGTTGATTCCATAACCCTGATAGAAGTATTGATTAATAATTACCTGTCCCCCAATTTTTAACTCCAAATACCACTGAGAATTAATTGAGTTCTGAATACACTGTGTCAGTGTTAAACCTGACTCTGTCAAGAAATTATCAACTCTGTTGTTCAATATGGACGTGAAACTTGAAACATTAGTATCTCCATTCAACCAAGGGTAAATAAAGAAGTCCACATACTCCGTATTACAATCGTAATCGAAAATGTTTGTTGTGATGAAACAAGGTTCAGCAGGAACAGGAATGATTTGACAACCCCTTTGTCTTCTATAAACATATTTCTGTCTGTGGAAAATAGAGTTTTCTAATCTTGTTCCTGAATTCCAAATTGTTGTGGCGGGTATCATATTTTCAATCAACTTCATCCAATATGGACCTAACGAGTTTACATATTCAATAAGTTTTTGATACGTGTATTTGTTGTTAGGTAATCCAACTGTCTGTTCTGATTGAAGGTATTTCCAAAATATAGATTGCAGTGTTAGATATCCGCCAGTCTTACCGTCACTTGAATACATCCTATTACGAGTGTTAATCATATTCTGCCAAAAAGTCTGAGCAAATTCAAAGAATGTTTTGCTCTGAGGTTGGGGGTCAATAAACGTATCATCAACACCATATGGGAATATGAAATCGGCAGTAAATCCTGATGATGGAATTGGATAGTCGTATTTGTTTGACTGGTCCCAAACATCGTAAGTAAAACCTTGTCCAACGTTTAAGAATATGTCAACGTTTTTAACGTTAAGAACTAGCTTATCGTTATCGGTATAGTAATATGAATTAAAACCACCTTCAACTGAAACTCTTAACTTATTGTCATCATCTAACCAAGATTTTTTATTATCAACAACTTTAACAATTTTGAATCCCTCTTTCATATATGGGAATTGTTCAAATCTTTGAAGGTAAATTCCACCATAAGTGAAAGGTTGTAATTGTGTTTGGATATTGGTGTTGTCCCCCGTAAATGTTAAACCATTTAATTGTAATTCGTTAGGACTTCTGTGTTGTGGAGTTTGTTCATACCAACCAGCGCCTTCTTGGAAGAATGTTGAGTTTGTTCCCAATCCTGGTGTTGGTGCTTTAGGCCAACCAAAAATATCTACAGGATAATCATCCCTCAATATTGTCACATCATCATATTGTGTATTTGTTGTGTAGGCACTATACAAAACACCTTTCAATTTATAAGTGTTTGCACTATCTAAACTTGGTACCGTATTTACGTATGTTCCACCTGATAACTGAGCGAATTGCGTATTAAATTTCGCCATATCAATTCTTTGGTCAGCCAAGTAAACGTGCTCATTATAATCAATCAAAGCATCAGGCGCCCCAATTAATCTTAATAAGAATTCTACGGACCTTCTTGTTCCTTTAGATTTGAATAGGTAGGCAGAATTTAAAATAAGGTTTCTATAGAACTGATAGTTTAACTCTGTAGGTGTTAATGACGCCGCATAACCAGGGTATTCACTTATACCTGTATTACCAAATACAGAATCTAAAAAGTTTTCATTTGTAATTGGTGAGAAATTGTTAGACCATCCTAAAGTTTTTGATAAGTTAACCAATAACTGTGATGGAATATCGTTTTGAGGAACATAATTAACGTTATTCATAAATGCCAGTGCATCAATGAATTGTTTTATTTGGTCAAAACTTCTACCATATAGTTGTAAAACTTTTTCAACTTTATGGTCCATAGTATCAAATTCTTTAATTGAATCCGTAACTAAAAATCTTGATATTAAGTTTGTTTTGAATGAATCCAAATACTCAGCCATATCAGCCAACTTGGCAAGATAAGTATCAAAAGATGCCGACCTAATGTCTAAGTTCCAAGGACCATCTTTTGGCCAAGTAACCGTGTCGTAAGCAGTATAAAACTGACCCGCATCGTTCTGTCTTGGGACTTGGAAATTTGCAGTGTATGGTGGTTGGATTTGTCTATTAAGTAAGAATTTCTCAATCTCATCAAAATTCTCTAAAAATACTTTGTCCGTAATATAGTCGTTTAACTTGACAAGGTAGTCGTCATATATTGTTGTTGCGGTTCCAAATGGTTGACCTGAAACAATCAGTTGAATCTGACCTGAACTTAAACTTTGTGCTGGTGTAAATCCGATTACTTGATAATCAATTCCAGAGAACGTTAAAGCGTAATTCAAATATGACTTTGTCATATCTCGATATTCCGACGCAATAATTTCACGAGCGGCTAAATTTGTTGTCGCACTTACCGAAAAATCTATTATAAACGGATTATTAATTCTTTCAACAGGGATTTTAAATATTGTTTCGTCTTCAACAGAATCATAAACAATATTTGTCGCCGTAGCGCCAGTTGTAAAATCTGTCATTAGATAATACACATCCAATGAAGCAGGAAAAAAATTAATTATCTTTTGGATTGATACTGAAAATCTTTTTGCCAAAGAACCATACAACGAAAAGTTTAATACTTGGGAGACATCGTAATTAGGATACACTCTGAATTGTGTTGCCTGTATTCTTCTACTCTCATTTAAATCGTTGATGTCTAACCCTTCCAAATTTATTGGTTCGGAAAAAGTTCCGATTGAAAAGGTTCTGTTAACTTTTTCGGTTACACTTGTTGTAAAGTCAAAAACAGCCGAGGTAAGACCTCCCCCATCAACAACTTGGAATCCAACGATGTTGTCAAAAGCACCTGTTCCATTTCCTGGTCTTGGTGGGTAAAAAAACTTGTTGCTGTTAATTGCCATTATCCTGTAATCGTCGTGAAGTTTTTAGTGAAATCAATGTTATTACCTCTATCTTGACGAACTTCATATAACAACGCATTAAATTGGTCACGAATTTCAAACAAGTTGTATTGTTTGTAAATGTTGTTTTGACTATCATACATTGTGTATACACCGTCATCAATAGATTTGGTTTGGTTACCGTAAAGGGCAATTGCAAGTGATGAGATATCGTATTCAACAATATCAATTTCAACTGTCACAGGATTGAAGTAGGTATTTGTGATAATGATACCTTGTCCTGGCTGTCCAATAAATGGTGTTGCGTTAGGTTTATTTGTTGGTGATGAAGATGGTGTTACTGTTAGGAATAATAAATTTGTTACCCCATCAACATATCTATATCTAACCGCCTTTTGAGTTGTGTTTATTTGATTTGTAACCACAGGTTCACAATAAAAACAAGATGTAACAATTCTAAAAAAGTTTGGTATTTTAGAACCATCAGCATTCAAATACTCAATTCTAAAACCTATAAGACCTTGTGGTACAAATTTATTTCTATATTGTGAAGGCACGTTATTTAGGTCTACAATAATACCTTTTACGTTAGGTAATGCACTAAGAACACCACAATCAGTAATTGTGGTTCTAATTTGTGCAGGTCTAATCATCAAAGTGTAGATTCCTATGTCAGTAAATTCATCTGCAGGTAATGTTAGGTTGTATAAACCTCCCAAAATCTCAACATTAGCATTTCCACCTGTTTGTTCATTATTGAAGTATGGTCTCAATATTGAAGGTGCGTCAAGGGTCTTGAGAACAAAATCCTCAGTCTCATCTCTCGATGGCGTGTAATTTAAGATTATCTCAACATCTTCGGGTGAGACATCTGCCGGTCTAATCGTTCCGTATGTTCCAATTGCCATTTTTTAGTTCTTATTTTAATAAATAGTTTATGCCTTTTTTTCTATGACAAAATATCCATATCCATAGTTAATCATATCACTTAAATTGTCTACCTCACCAATTCTTCTAACAGGTTCATATGCAGCAATCTTACCCCTTTCAACATATACATCTGTTGTTATTTGTGGTTGGTCAACAGATTTCATCAGTAATGGGTTTTTTATAATCGGTACCGCAGTGATATTATCCTCTGTAAAACCACTACTATTTTCAAAGTATATTGTTTGTCCGTCAACATAATCATAGTAATCAACACCATTTACAGTGTATGCGGTATAAACAGGATTCATTTGAGTTATTGCCCCAATAATCGCACCTTTTTGAATTACAGGAACCCCAATAATATATTGAACGTTTCCGTATTGTTCCAACATTTTTAATTGTGATGTTGTGTTACCAGAAACAACAAAAGGAACTTGTTCGTATGATTTTGTTTCTTGAGCCTCAATTGTGTTAATTGCGTCACCGCTAAAAATGTAATCATAACTAACAGGTGTTGCGGACCAACTACCACCTAATGGTTGGAAAAATGCTTTACCAAGTGGGTTGTAAATAACCGTATTTGAGAAAGGAACCTTAACATCTTTTTTAACAGTATTAATTCCAAATGGATTAGTCTGTTTCATTGTTATGGTATAACCAGAAGAGAACAAAGGATATGTATGTTGAAGTGTCCCTCCATTAAAATTTTCAATCGGGCTATTGTCTCCCCAATCAATAGTGTATTGAGAAAATTCCAAGAATTTTTTTAAGTCTGATGAGGTGTTATAAACAGTAAACAAATATGGATTTGCAGTGGTTGATGAGAATACAAAGTTTGTCGTTACATCTGATTGAAAAGCTGCTCCATCAAAAGGACTATAATATCCCATTTCAATGGTAGTGTCAGTTAACATAATTGGGACGGTAAGTCCTGTCATTATTGACGTTCCATTTGGACCACCACTTAATACTTGGGACATACCAGAATAAACCCCATAAGTTTCACCATTTACGGTAACTTGTGAAAGGTCAGACTTTATAAACTCAGGTGATACAACAAATCTATAATCCATTAGGGTGCAACATATTCATACCATTTTATCGGTGATGCCACCGTACCAACTCTTTCAAAAGTTATTGTATCATACATTGTGTATGTTTGAGTCGGGTAATCCAAAGCCACTAAATAATAAAAATTAAATAATGAGTTAGGGCCAAAACTATTGGTTACTTGTTCTGATTGTGGTCTATTAACAAATCTTGTAAATGAACCGTCTTTTGCGTTCCAAAACTTACAAGAAACATAAAACTTATCTATATCCAAATATGTTCGTGATTTCAACCAATAAATAAAATAACCGTCTTTATCTCCAACCCAATCCAAAACATAACTTGGTTTCATAATTGAAACATCCTGACCTTGCATTACAGCAGGCATTTTCAAACCTTGGGTTACTGGTAAAATAACAGTTAAATAAATTGTTTGACCTTTATCACTTGGTGAGTTATAATAATCAAGTTTCCAAAATGAATTTTTAAAACCATTTGAAAAGTAATATACCTCATCCGTTGAGAAGTCATCGGCTCTGTAATCAACAATCCAGTTTTGTGTAGAACCTGTCCCACTTATTGAGCCACCCGAAAAGAAATAAAAATCATAATTTAAACTGGTGTCATAAACACCTAAATTAGTATTGTTAACATCGGTAACACCTGAATGTGAAAACCTATCAGTTTCAAAGTCTATAGGTCTACCAGCAACATCCCTATCAATTTCAGTTTGAATTGCATTGATTTCATTTTCGGTGTCGAGAAGTTCCCAATCCAATTGAACAGGTATATTTAAAATCCTGTCACTATTACGTGGTACGGTTAATGTTATTTTATTCACAGTCGTCAATAATTGGTTGTGCTCCAATAGACACCCCTTGTATTATATCTTGATAATTACTTCCTTCTGGAATTAACTTGAATATAACACTCTCAAAAGGGTATTGAGCATTGTTTAAGAATGGGTAAATAACCCCTCTGTTATTATCATCAAACTCACCAACACTATACGGTTCTCTCCATCTGAAAAGATTATCAGATGATGAATAGAATGCATAATTAGGTACGTCTTCAGTTATATCAGGAACACCTGTTTCAACATAACTTGAATACACTTTGAGAGTTGTTGGATAGTGAACTTTGTAATAATATCCACCCGTATTTCCTGTTGGTGAATCAACAGTTTTAAACACATCTTGATTGAATTTTATCTTTTGAATGTATGGTGATATCACTCTCTCAATTTGTTCATAATCATTCCACTCACAAAAATCACCATCAATTAAATCACCAATATTTAAAACATTATTATAATAAAAAGTCTCTGTTGAACCATTTGTTTTTGTGTGGCTTGAAACGGTTATGTTAGTATCTGAATATGAGTTGTTATCGTCCCACCAAGAATTAATATCTTTAGTTATATTAAAAAACCATCCTTGTTTTAAACCACTATTATTAAATGGTTTATTAAAATAACCGCTATAACCCTTATTAACTATCGATAAAAATATTTCAGGTAATGGTCTCTTTTGGTTATCAACAACACCATTCAAATCCAAGTCTTTTTTCATCGTAAAGTTATAATTTAACGATGATGTCTTTTTAGATACCCTATCTAAATTATTAGGCGTAATTGATGAAAATTCGTATTGTCTAACATTTTTAAATGGGTTTAATTCAAAACCTGTTTTAGTAACATATATGTCTGATTCATTAGCCAATACTTTGTTTCTTCTTACATAATACTTTGACTTAGTTTCTAAGTTGTCAGGATTGGCAATTCTTTTAAATGTCCCTAAGGTACCATTACTAAAAGTTGTACCAGTGTATCCAACGTCAATTAAGTTAAAAATGTATTCACTACTATTTGACTTCGAATCACCTAAAGAAAATACGTTAAAAACTTTTTGATTTCCATTATAGGTTAATGATAGTTCAACATAATCAGCAACCGTTAATCCGTGAGGCATAAAACATTGGAATGAGATTATATTTGCACCACCTTGTTTAGAATTAAATACCACAAATGGTATACCATCTTGGGCTTGGAAATTTAGAGTGTTACCACTATAAGTCGCCTCCATATTTTTTGTATAATCATTTTCAGCTGCGTGAGTAATGTAATAAGTCCAATTGTATGTGTACGCGCTCTGTGCAACATAAACAAAATGATTATCATTAACATATGGTCTAAAAAAATCAAACTCATAATATTGTGGAAACCCTTTCCATATCCCAGAAAGTTTTGACTGTACCGCGTCAACATAAAAAAGATTATATTGGAATGGTAAATAATCTGTGGTTCCAGTGTAGGTGTTGTCGTATATGTAATCAACTTTAAATGTTGGTCGATAAGTTTCAGAAATTTCTCTTTCGTCTTCATATAATTGTGCAAGACTAATTGATGTGTTTCTAACGAATTGTATTAACTCTTTCTGCGTTTGATTTAAATCAATAGTAACTTGAGAGTCTAATATTGGTGCAGACTTAAAACTTAAACGTGATGGAACTATAGTAAAATTATTCATCTGCCAAATATTTTTCCTTAAATTTATCTAAAGCGCTGGCACCATTTATTAATCCAAAATAAAAATGATTTGGTGCACCAACTAAAAATGTTCTTGGGTAATTACCAGCGTTTAATGATAATAATCCATTGTTATCTACATTATAGATATAACCACGAGCATATAAATCATTGGTAAGAGCGTTTGAACCTAAGAAGTATGTTGGACTGACAGGGTTGGTTCTACTAAGTGACTGATACTTGTATTGTTGTATATTTGAACCATCCGTTGCCCAGTTATTATTTTCACCTCCAAATATAGTATTAGAACCGCCAAATGTAGTTGTCCTCCACTGATAAAATGGAACCGTTTGTGATTTAATACCATAAACATATTGATACGCGTTTGCAGTAGGATTAGGTCTAAAATTTATTCTACCAGGTGTTATAAAGTCTTTATACTGAAGGTCTTCCGTTGTTGAAGAGAAAAACACCGCCATAACTGATTTAGAGCCCGGAGCACCTAAAATTTGAATCTCACTTGTTGATGTGTTACCAGTACTTTCATATGCGTCGGGTGAAAATTTAACAACACCAAATTCAGAATTTATTGACATAAGTTGCGCCAAATCCCCATCAACTCTTCTTTCTTCTCTTGAGAATAATTGGTTAACAACACCATTAGGATTACCCAATGTTAATAATTTACTTAAGTATTCAGAATTTGAAATTCTACTAACAACAAAGAGGTTAACTAAGTCTGAAGTGTCCCCATAGCTTGACGGTGTGATTTGATTTATCACGTATCCTCTCATACTTGGTTCTAAACTAAGCTCTGCGTAAATAAAATCTTTAGGTCCTAAGTTTATAACTGTTGTTGGGAATAATAAATTTCTAGTATTTAAAGAACCAGTCTCATTTAGAGGTGTTGGTATCTTACCAATAAATCTATTTATTGTTGCACTATATGGACTACTTCTCATATAGAAGTTAGCACTTGATTTATCATAGTAAACAAACTCCTTACAATATAATATTTCATCCAAAGTGTTATCACTATTAAAAATAGGTCTTGTTTGAATTGGTACCGTAAACAGTGTTCCGTTTATCCAGTTATTTGTAAAAGTTTGAGCTAAAACTCCTCTACATAAAGCGTAAAAGAATCTAAATCTTAGACCCCATTCTTTAAACGCCAATAAATCTTTGCGAATGGCAGCTCCATTAATTTTTGGTCCGTCAGGCATAATCACATAACACCCTCTTTCAACAACATCAGTTGCGGGGCAGTTAGGGTTTATACTAAATGTTGTTCCTTGATTCTCATAACAACTTAGACTAACCATATTAGCACAATCAAAACTTTCTAAAACGTTTGTACTTGCTGGTAAATCTTGGATGTCAGGTTCTACAGTTTCAAATCCCGTTGAGAAGTTTTCAGTTGTAAAATCTTCACTGTCGGTGTTTAAAACATATATCGCAAAACCATTGTTTTGTTGTAATACAGGGACAATAGAATCCCAACTTGACCCATCTAAATAATCCGAACTAGGTAGTCTATCAGTTCTCATAACATTATAAAACTTAGATTGAATATTGTTATTAAAACTTGTACCAGTAAATTTAGGTAATAGTGAAAAAGACAGGTATAATGAACTCGTGTTATTAGGTTTCTCAGATGATATTGTATAGTAGTAATCACCACCCGATAAATCTTCTGAGTTATCATATCTAGCCCAATTTGGTGTCGAAGAATAACTGTTGTTTACACTATTAGTTGTTAATGATTGGGCTCCGCTAAGTGTTGGTCTGTTAAAGAATCCGGTTACAAACGAAAAATTACTCGATGCGTTCGGACCATAAAAATAAGTTCCAAAATTAGTAGATTTATCTAAACTACTATAGTATCCAACATTCTCTGATGTAAAACCTGAAAAGTCATTACCCGCTCTAAAAAATTTAGATGGTATGAAAATCTCAGTTTGATTACTATGATTTTGAACTGAGATTGTTGATGAACTATTTAACGCTTGAATTGGTACATTTATTCTTGTTTCACCCGTAATAATAATATCATTTTCATTCGGAAACCCAAGTATTTTACCAACCCCATACTTGTTAGTATATTTCGGTGAATATGGGTCAACACCTCTTTGTAATATCAGAACATATTGATTATCAAAATCACTAAAGACATCTCGTGTCTTTAATGTTTTAGTTGATAAATCACTACCATCACTGTTACCAGGCCAAGCTAAAAGATTTCTAGCGTTGTATTTTATAATTGTTGATGAGTCTAACATTTCAACAAACCCCCCATAACTTATTGGTGGTGGACAGTTACCAACAACTGTTATACTACCTTGGTCTATAGTTGGTGGTTGACACGCACAAATATCCATACTAATAGGGTCGTATCTTCCAAATCCATCATCAACTGTAGGACCTAACGATACTGTTTGAGGTGTGTTATTACAATCTATGTAGTTTATAGTTGTAGAAGTAGGTGCATTTGTATACGGTTCTATTGTTGTTATAGTATATGTTTGACAAGTAGAACAACCTTGAGATGCACTCAAGTTAAACGCCTCACTCATTGTGATTGCAGTGATAACTTGATAATACTCAATATCCATAGGATATTTGTAATTCGTTTCGGTTGAACCTGTATTCAAATAGTAGGTAACACTACTATTTGTGAATTGACCTGTTGCGTAATCAATCTGTATCGGTCCTGCAGATGGAAATAAAGTTTCTCCTGAGATACCAGTAATGTAAGCACCATCAAAAGTTTCTCCTGTGTATAGATAGTTAACGTCTTTACTGCTTTGTGGATTTACAAAAGTAAGTAATGTACCAGTTTCAAAATTAGTTGATGTTACAATTGTTAAGCTGTTGTCATAGTGATTTACACCCGTATTTCCGGTGTAGTTAAAACTGACACTCATTTTATTGATATCATCAAAATATTTTTTTCTTGTGTTGAATGTATTAATTCTCGCTCCCATAGGTATACTTGTTGAGTAAGCAAAGAATTTTCTTGGTACTAACTTCACATTTAACACCTCATATTTAGAATCAGGTAATCTACTAACTTCAGACTCGGTTGATTTAAATTGATAAATTTCATTAACCTTCTCAACTCTAGTACCCATAGCTTGCGAAAAAGTTAATGCAACAACACCTTTGTTTGCTTCAGACAATTCTGTATCATCACCCGTTTGATATGGTAATGAACCCTCATTTATTTTTTCAAAATACAATCCATTATTAGAAAATTGACTTAGTAATGAAAAAGGAACTGAACCATTATCATCTGAAGTATCACCAGGTTTACAATCACACGCAGTACAACCGGGGTATGTTATCATTGGTAATCTTATAGGACCAAATCTTTTTGATTTAAAATTTTGATAGTTTTGTATCAATCTTATACCTAAAATTAAAAGACCCGCTCCAACAGCCGCGGACAGAATCATTACACCTATCGCAGGAAAAGCCGCTCCTGCTTGAATAAAGAATGATACTGATAGATAAAAAATTAATCCGATTACAACAGGTGCTAATACCCCTGAAATTGCGTTCCAAAGAGACCCCAAAATATTCCATACTACGATTTGTATTGAACCGAATAGTTGGACTATTTGCATCAATATTGCAAATAAGAAATATATTGCATCAAAGTTTTTAAAACCTTCATTTACGGGAAATTTATTAACTGTTGACGCACATTCATCGTCATCAATTTCTTTAATACCAATAAATTTTGCACGATTAGTCCCTCTCTTATATTGGTCAATTAAAGATGATACTGTGTAGACTTTATTAAAATCAAACTCATAAAAAGTATCTTCACAATTTATTGCCGCAGCCAGTTTCTGATTTTGTATACTTGCAGGAACCGCCTTGTTACCTGTATATCCCGACCATTCTAACCCAAAATAATATGAGCTTTGTAATTCACTTTCAACTGCGGCTGAAGTGGTATTATATGTCGGGTCTTGGAAAGGATTACTCCACCCATACTCCCTCACATTTGGAACTAAATAATATGGTCTTCTAACTTTTTCAGTTGCTTGAGGAGATTGTGCCCACTTAACTTTGAATCTATATTTTGCTTTAGTTGGTATTCCGACTGACGGGTCATTTGAAAAAATTCTGCTTCCGTCTTCAGCGGTTATCACGTAATTTAAATTCATTGGTAACTCAGTAACCCAAGTACCATCTTGGTCAATTACATTACCTGAATTTGGTAATCTATATTCTTCAAGTACAGGTCTACCTTGGTCATCTTGGAATATAGTTTGTCTCACAGATAATATCTGACCGGGTCCTGATGTTAAATTACAAAGATTGCCTAAATTGTCTTTTGGTTTACAAGCGGATTGAATCATTCCTGGAGGTCCATCGTTACCAAAGAAAGGCGCAGCAACTCTAAACTTATCTATAGTTGAAACCATAGAACCAATAAAAACCGCTGTCGGTTCTATTTCAATATTTGCTTCTTGTCGTAAATCAAAATCAACTCTATTAACGGCAGCAAGACATTGATTTGGGTCACCCCAAAATGGACTAACGTCAATTACTTTCTGTAATGAAACTATTTGTGGTAATGTATCAATATCTGTAGATGAGTTGAATCTATCTCCCCCAACTTGAGCTTCAGTTGCCCTACCCATTCTTATAAGGTCTTGAGGTGTGAGTGAGAACTCTCCGATGTCACTCAAATCTAAATCCATCAATATTACTTGGTCTCCTGTAGGAACACCAAAAATCATATAGTCACCACTTTCATTTGTGGTTACAGTATATTTGTAATATTTGTCATATAATTGAGCTGCGACAGGGTCTTTTAAAACATCTTCTCTTGTTGGGAATGTTCCTGTTGCGGCGTGTTTTACGTATTGAGGTTCATAAGGTAATAGATTATACCTATACCCATCAACGTTTTTATCGTTTGGTGTCGCGTATGAATAAATTTCATAAATTTGGTCATTCACAACATCTTCTTGTGTGACAGGAATGAAAATTGATACTTTAGCGTTTGCTAATCCTAAACCACCATTGGCAATAACTCTACCCACAATAACTCCGTATTGTGAGCAGTCTCGACTATAAACGTCATTTTGTGAAATCTGTAATGATAAGATTTCTAAAAAATCAAAATCTTGTTCTAATTCTAAGGTGATATGTTTATCGACCCCAACTTCTGTTTTTATCCTATATGACTTTCCCATTCAGGTTTTATTGATAAATAGTTATTTTGGAATTTTGAAAAGGAATTCCACACGTATTTAAAAAATAACCTAAACGTAAATTAAATAAACAAGTTAAGAGAAGGAAACATTTTGGAAATTCTTAACACGAACCTTAATATCTTTTTGTGGGTATCTAATTTGATACACTTGGTTAGGTTCTGCAAATATGGTATCATCTACAGGTCTGATAATTTTTAACTCAGGGTCAGCATATGCCATCGAAGTTTGTGATGATGAATACTGTGCACCAACTTTGTTTTCAACTATTATTTCAGTTACCGTAATAACACCATTTTGGTTTTGAATAATACTTTTTAATTCTGATAGATATACATTCTGACCAAGTTGTCTTACTTGAGGGTTAAAGTAATCTCCAATTTTATTAACAACATCGGTAACAATTTGACCTGAGTTTTGAGACGCGTCTAATACAACAAAAACCTCCACAGCCAAATCTATAACTTCGGCAGAACCAACAACTACATAATCATTCATCATTCGATAGTTTGATAAATAAGTTGCAACATTTTGTCGTAAAGTATTTGATACGAGTGGTGTTAATTTTCCTGAAGTATCATAAGACAATAAGTTAATTTGTATTTTGTTATTGTTTTCAGTGATTGATACTTTTGCCGGTGCACCAAACTGACTTGGCATTGTTCTTAAAATTGCTTCGTAGTCATTTACAGTAACCGCTCTTTTTTGTGCTGCAAAGTTATATGTAACATAGTTTCTAACTTCTTCAACATTTGGCGCATTAGCACCTCCAATAGCCGCTATCGGGTTGGTACATCTTAATGAATTAATCACACTACTGTTGGTTTGTTGTGAAGGACCATTAACAAAGAATGATACCGTTCCAACTTGGTTAATAACATTAACCCCCAAGTTAGTTGCAAGTCCACCACCAACTCTATACTGAACAAATAAGGTCGTATTAGGAACTAATGTTGAACCTAATGAAAAGTTATTTGATAAAGTTTGTAGGTTAACTGGGACACCTAAATTGGTAAAGGCATTTAATTGGTCTTGTGCTGAGGTTGTTCCACCACCAAAGGTCATCTTACAGAAACCTTCAGGTGTAAATTCAGAAATGAATTTGTTATTAGTTTGTAGATACCTACCTACTTTAATACCCGGGTCGTCTGAAACTTTAGTTGGGTCTTCGATGAAGATTCTATCTTCAGCCAAAGCATCCACCTCATACCATCTATTCGCTAAACCTAAAAATTCCGCAGCTGTTGGTGTGTTTGTATAGTTTGTACCATTTTTCAATAATACACTTGTAATACCTAAAACATTCTTATCAGGTAAGAATAATTCATAGAACGGTTTTACATCGGCAGGTCCAATAACTTTTTTGAAAACTTTTGTTAATCCATTAACAACTTGTTCTCTTTTAGTAATCGTATAGTTAATCAAGTTTCCATTAGCGTCAAAGTTTGGAATCTTGAGTCTATTAGGAAATCCTTGTGAGTTGTATGGTGAAGCGAAATCAATCTCGTATTGGTTTTCAAAAACAATACCCGCACCAAAAACTTGGGACCCTCTGTTTAGAATACCCAAATATCTTTCATCTTCTTTGTCACCATATGCTGGTACAGTAATTGAGAAATCAACAACTGACACTGAAGGTCTTTGACCTGGAACTTTTAAACCATATGTTCTGGCAATGTTATAAATTGATGAACGTTGTTGTGCATATTGTAATACAGTTTCTTGTATGCTTCTATCAATATGGTAATGTAGGTTATCGGCAACCGCAGCATTCAAATCTAAGAATACTGAAAATACTGACGCGTCGTTGAAATCCTGTATTAATTCAGGATAATATGTTCTAACATAATTTTGTAACTCCAGTCTTATACTTTCGTAATCCCTTGAAGTGTATGAGATTTTATTATTTGCCATCTATTCTTAAATATTGATAATCACAAAATCACTTTGTGCAAATGCCGTATTATCTACTGCATAATCTATTTTAACTTTTGCGGTATATTCTGATGTTCCTTTACCAGGTACTTTATAAACGTATTCGTTAGATTGCATTGGTAAATTTTCTCCTCGGGCATATTCAACTTCAACTGTAGGGTCCGCAGGTTCAATTGAAATATTGTTTATAATTAGGTTCGGCATAAATTGACTAACCGCATCCCTTATGTCTGCCTCAATAGCATCAAAGGTTAAACCATCAAAAGGTTCAAAAATAAACTCATATATTCTAGTCCCAAAAGTTGGTAAGTAATACCTTGAACCCTTTCTTGTTAGAATCAAATGCAATAAATCTGAACGTATCTGATTATACTGCGTCTCTGTCAACAAAAGGTAATCACCCTGAGTTGAGTTTTCAAAAGGGAAATTCAATCCATATGTTAAACCTTCAGCCATTCTATACTAATATAAATTGTAATTATTTCTTATAAATACCTATAAAATAAAAAATCCCGACATAGTGTCGGGATTAGTGTCTCGATTAAGATGAACAACCAAAACATTCAAATTCACTATTCTCAGGTTTTGGTGGTAGATTCATATTCGAATAATCTACTTTTGGTGTTTCGGGTGTCGCAACCTTTGGTTTTTGAATTTTAGAAATGTCAACCGCCAAATGTTTAGCCCCCGTAGAAATCGCCTTTGTTCTTACATAGTAACACAAAGTTTTCAAACCTTTCCTCCAAGAGTGGAAATGTGATGATGTGATTTTTGATAGAGTTGGGTTACCCATATAAATGTTCATTGATTGTGATTGGTCAATAAACGGACCTCTATCAGCCGCCATATCAATCAACTCTCTTTGTGAAATTTCCCAAATGGTTTTATATTTTGGAATGAGGTGTTCGATTCTCTTAACCTTTTTGTTATAACTTTTCTCCTCAGGGTCCAAGTAATTGTTAAAGTTAATGTTTTGAATAGAACCTTCGTTCAAGATAATTTCATTCTTCAACTCTTCACACCAAATACCAATTTTTTCAAAATCACTAATAAGATACTTGTTTACAATCATAATCTCACCGCCAACAACTCTTCTATTAAAGATTGCCGAGTGAGCTGGTTCTGTCATTTCATATGAACCTGTAATCTTAGCCGAAGATGCTACAGGCATCTGAGCAGTAAACAATGAATTACAAACACCCCATTTTGCAACATCATCCTTTAATCCGTTCCAATCCCAAAATCCTGAAAGTTCTTCTTCTTTAAGACCCCACATATCAAACTGAAATACTCCTTGTGACATTGGTGAACCTTCAAAAAACTTATATGGCTGGTACTGACCTGTTCTACACAATTCATTACTTTCACTAATAGCAGCGTAATAGATTGTTTCAAAAATATCTTTATTTAATTGACGTGCTTCCTCTGACGTGAAAATATAATCTAACAAGTAGAATACGTCTGCCAAACCTTGAGTTCCAATTGCAATTGCTCTCTGTTCCATTCCACCTTTTCTACCTTGTTCAGTTGAATAGTTATTAATGTCAACAACTTTGTTTAGAGCTCTAACAACTTTTCTTGTTTCATCGTGAAGAAGTCTCAAATCAAACTTACCATCTTTAATGAAATTCTTAAGAACCATAGAAGACAAGGTACAAATTGCCGTTGTGTCCTCATCAGTGTATTGGTAAATCTCATTACACAAATTAGATTGTTTTACAACACCAATGTTTTGGTGATTTGTTTTGTTGTTTGCATTGTCTTTAGAAGACAAATATGGAACACCCGTCTCAATTTGTGACTCAACAATTTTAGACCAAATTGTTTGTGCCGATACTTTCTTACCCAAACCTAAAGCAACTGCTTTGTTGTAGTTGTCTTCATATTCTTGACCATAACATTCTTGTAATGGTTTGACACCCGCCTTTAGAATATCATTAGGACAGAACAAATACCAGTCACCATTTGTTTCAACCGCTCTCATAAAATTATCAGGAATCCAAAGAGCGGTAAATAAATCACGAGCTCTTAATTCTTCAGCACCTGTGTTCTTCTTGATTTCTAACAAATCAATAATGTCTTTGTGCCAAGGTTCAATATAAATTGCCGCGCTACCAGGTCTACGACCTTGTTGATTAAAATATCGTAATGATTCGTTAACAATCTTAAGATACTTTAATAGACCGCCTGCATATCCACCTGAAGAACTGATACGACTTTCTTTACTTCTAATGTTTGACATACACAAACCAATACCAGCAGCGTCTGAAGAGTATGTTGAGATGTCGTTTAACGTTCCTAACAAACCATCTCGTGAGTCGCTATTATTATAATGTAACACACAAGAAGCCAACTGAGGTGTTTTAGTTCCTGAGTTAATCATAATTGGTGTTGCTGGTGAGATTAACTGATTTGAAAGTGAGTTGTAGTATTCAACCGCTTCTTCAAATGTTCTTGTAACCCACAATGCAACTCTCATATACATATGTTGTGGTCTTTCTACAACTTTACCTTCAGGTGTTTTCAATAGATACATTTCTTGGAGAGACCTCCAAGCAAAATAATCAAAATTGTAATCATTCTCGTGTTTAATAACATCATCAATGTTCTTATCACCATACTTGTCAATAATCTTGATTAACGCATCATTAACCACACCACTGTTATTTAACATTCTCATAGTTTCTGAAAAACTATCAGAAGTCTCTTTGTGGTATGAAGAGATTGCAACTGAAGATGCAAGTCTTGAGTAATCGTGGTGACTACCTGTGTATGAGGCAGCAATCTCATAAACCAACTTATCAAGCTCTTTAGTTGTAATATTGCCTTCAGTTGGTACTGAAGTTATAACTTTAATGAAAATTTCATCAGAGTTTACATTGAGACCTTTAGCAGAACGTTTAATTCTTAGATATATCTTCTGAGGATTAAACGAAGCATCGTCTCCATTTCTTTTTTGGATTTTTAGTGACATCATAATTCTACAAATTTAATTAAAAATCGTCAGTAAACGAAATTGTTTCATTTAATTTAGCTTTTTGGTACTCCACAGTTCGTGATTCGAAGAAGTTACCTTTTGTTTCAACAGCAATCTGTTCCATAAATTTAAAAGGTTGTTCAACATTAAACTCCTTCTTACATCCTAATTTAACCAATAAACCATCAACAACAAACTCAAGATATTGTTTCATAAGATTTGAATTCATACCAATTAATGAAACAGGTAGTGATTCAGTAATAAACTCTTTTTCAATCTCAAGAGCCGACAATAAAATCTCTTTAATTCTTTTTTCACTTGGTTTGTTTTCTACGTGATTATTCAACAAGTGAATTGCGAAATCACAATGTAGGTTTTCGTCTTTAAAAATCAAAGCATTTGCATTACATAAACCTTGCATAATACCTCTTGATTTCAACCAAAAAATAGAACAAAATGAACCTGAAAAGAAAATACCTTCAACCGCCGCAAACGCAACAAGTCTTTCTTGGAAAGAAGCATTTTTAATCCAATTCAACGCCCAATTAGCCTTTTTCTGAACTGCAGGTAATCTATCAATAGCGTTGAAACACTCATCTTTTTCATCAGGACTTGATACGTATGTATCAATCAATAATGAATACATTAAGGAGTGAATGTTCTCCATCATAATTTGAAAACCGTAAAAGAATTTTGCTTCAGGGTACTGAACTTCTTTAATAAAGTTTTCCGCCAAGTTTTCATTTACGATTCCATCAGAAGCCGCAAAGAACGATAAAATATTTTTAATAAAGTATTGTTCATTCTCTGAAAGGTTCTCCCAATCTCGTATATCGTTTGACAAGTCAACTTCCTCAGCAGTCCAAAAAGCTGCTTGGTGTTGTTTGTAATACTCCCAAATATCATTATACTGAATTGGGAAAATAACAAATCTGTTAGGGTTTTCTATTAATATCTTTTCCATAATTTAAATTAAGCTTGTTTTTGTTGTTCTCTTTGTTTTCTCTTGTCCAAGAGTTCTTTAACTCTGTCTTTTCTCTTTTCTTCTTGTTGTTCTTCAAATCCTAAGAATGTTGTTGAAGACTCAGTGTCAATAATAATCAATTCATTATCGAACTTACAATTTTCAAACACAATACCGTCAGAACCAATTCTTGACTTTGTGATTGCAATTGTTGCTAATTTCATTTCTTTTTGTTGTAATGTCTTCGCAACTGATATAATCACGTGACCTACTTGTGCCTTCTTGATTGACCCACCCATTTGGTCTGTAGTTACAACTTCAGAAGATATTGATGAACGGTTACCTTGAGTTGCGGTCCAACCAGCAATATTCATTTCGTGACACATTGCCTCAAAGTGTCTCATAACCGAACCTTCAGCCTTCCACTCATCATTTCTAAGATTGTCAGGAACAACACAGTCAATGTAATCCAAAGTAACCATATCAATCTTAGTACCATCAGCAACCATCTTACGAATTTGATTTTTAATCTGATTCATAGTCATAGTATCTGAAGGTAACTTCTTCAATATTAGTTTGTTTGGCATTGAGTTCTGTACTTCTTGTACCTTTTCAATAACCTCATCTTTTCTTGTTGCGAGATTATCAGGTTCAATACCAGTCCAAATGGTAAAATGTTTTCTCTGAATAATTTTTGGGTTATCCTCGAAGAATATTTGAAGTACGTTGTATCCCATATTGAATGCACTGTTTGCAATTTTGGTAAGAATAGTTGTCTTACCAACACCTGTAGGTGCTAAGATAACACCAATTTCTCCTTTTGCCAAACCTCCTTTTAACAATCTGTCAATACCAGGTATTCCAATAGGAATTGGGTGTCTAAAATCATCATTTAAGACATCATCTAAACCAGAGAAAATTTCAATGACACCAGTCTCTCTTTCACCCACTTGTAAAGCTTGTCTAACCAAACCTTCAACTTTATCATACGATTCGAAGTCCCCCTCGTTGATAATCTTTTGGGCTTTATTCATTACCTTCTGTAACTCTTGTTGTTTACAGAATTTTAACGCCTTTTCTTGTACAAACACAGCACCTTCAAATGGTGCCTCTTGGACTTTTTTCAAAGTATCCAAGAGGATTTTTAATACCATTTCTACTGAAGTTTCCGCCTTAGCGATTTGTTCAAGAGTTTCAAAAGATGGTGTAGACTGGTATTTGGCATAATACTCTCTAACCATCGTAATGATAAGTTTAAAGTAATTGTTATCAAAATAGGTGGGCTCTATCACATCCACAATGGACTGTGCGAATTCTTTGTCTACGATAATTTGGTTGAGTAATTGTATTTGAAACGTGTTTCCTAGATATTCGAAATTCTTATTCATATAGAGCTTTAGAGTATTGATAAATATTACTTACTTAGGTCATAACCCGCGTAATTGTATGTTAAATTTTCAACGGAAAATAATTCTGTAAAGTTACGAAGAAATTCCTTCAGGAAAGGTCTAACATCGACAGTGTAACGGATTTTTGGTGGGAAAAGTTTTCCATCAAAAATTCTGTGAAGTAATACATTGTCACCCAATTTTAAGAAAATGTTAAAGTTTTCCGCATCGTCGGTGTTTGACGTATTTAGGATTTCAGGGTCTTCAGCAATCGCATCTTGATTGTCCATCATATACGTTACTGTTTTCATCTTCAAATCATATTGAAGGGTTTCTTGAACGTATTTTAACATCTCAAGTGTCTGTACTGAACGATGTGCACTTGGGTTATAATTACGAACATTAAAGAATCTTTGAACAACAATGTTGTCGTTCAATGTTAGGAGGAGCTCCAATTTAACTACTTGTTCTTCTTTCATAAAAAATTAATTAAGGGTTTGTTTGTGTTTTCTTTTTTCTTTTCTTGTTAGTTTCAATATTGGTTTGATAAAGTTTACAAATGAATCGTCATCTTTTGGAAGATACTTAAAGAACCCGTCATCATTCATCATCTGAATTATGTTTTTAGATGTACGACCTTCAGGGTCCAAAGACTCCTCATAAAATAACCTCACCATTTCCATTGCATCTTCAGAAATAATTGGGTTATGTAAGTCAACGATTTGTTTGTTGGTCTTATAAAAATGTTCACCAAATTCTCCATTTTTTGTAACACCATTTAAAATATTTTTCAATACTTTGTTGTCTTTGTTTTGTTCTTGTAAAAGTTTTGCCTTTGTTAAAATATCGTCAACAGAAACGGGTTTTTCAAGCACCTCAGGGAACAATTTTAGAAAGGTTTTTTCACCCAAACTGTAGATACCAAATATGTTGTCAGACTTATCACCTAACATAACTTTTGAAACAAAAATATTTTCGTGAGGTATCCATTCTTTTTCCAAACGGACTTTGTCTCCTTTTTGATAAAGGTATTTTTGAATGGGTGAGTAGATGGATACCTTCTCACTCAAAAGTTGCATATAATCTCTATCAGATGAAAAAATTGTTTTGGTCTCCGTATCAGAAATGATACAATAGTATGCAACCAAGTCATCAGCTTCGTTATTATCAATATCGATTTGTCTAACGAAACATTCTTCCAAGTATTGTTTTACTCGGTTCTTTTGGAAGTAATATGACTGAAGTTTTTCCTCAGTCATATTATTCTTCCGATTTAGTTTGTAATCAGGATATAGTTCACGTCTTTTGACTGAGTTGTTGTTACCGTCCCAAAAAACGATGACCTTGTCGTATTCGTTTTGTTCCAACTGTTTACGTAAGGTGTTGAGGAAGTGGAATACCCCTCCAATGTGATTTCCGTCAACATAAAACTCTCTGACTCCGTGGAATCCGATTTTAAATAAGTTATCTCCATCTACTAATAATGTTCTCACAAATTTGGGGTTTATGGTTAGTCCTCTTTTTCCTCACTCAAAGTGAAATCACCGTCTGTTCCGATTACTTCTTTCCAATAATCAGAGTATTCTTTTTTGTAACGCTCAATAGACGCTTTCTCTTCGGTAGTATCTTTTCCCGCCAAGAATCCGTGAGGTGTTACAATAATCTTACCATCTTCGTAACCCAAACCATTGATGTGATTTTTCATTACAGAAATCTTGGTACGAGAAGCAAACTTAACAGTTCTCTTGTCTTTAGTCGCTGTAATCTTAGTTGTACCAGCACCTTTTTGATTTCCAAATAAAAATACTAAAGAAGAGTTCAACCAAACAGATTCACCACCTTTAGCTTTAATTTTTGGTTGCCCAAAAGGATTATCAGGTAGTTCAACCCAAGGTTGATTTACTATAACTAAAGTATTTTCATATTTTGAATCAGATTTACGAGAACCTGAAATTCTTTGGTTAATACCCATACCAATCTTATCAGATAAGGTTGCTGCGTTATGTTGTTTACCCCCTTTACCTTCATAAGTCATTTTAGATGGAATAGAACCAATAGAGTCCCACAAGAAACATAAACTGTAATCCAATTCACCCTTTTCTTGTGCATCTAACAATTGATTAATATAATCAGTGATTTGTTCAATGTAATCAAAGTTATTGTTAAAGATAAAGAAACCATCCCAATCTAATTCTCCTGTCTCTGTATCGACAATCTCATCACACTGAAGACCCATAATTTTTGCGTGTTCAAAGCTCCACTTCTGTTCAGTAATAATGAACACAGGTAGAATTTCTTTTTTCTGAGCATCAACTGCAGTCTTAATCATAGCGGTTGTTTTACCAGTGTCTGAGTGACCTAAGAACATATTGATGTGTCCAATCGCAGGACCAGGTAAACCAACAGCATCCAAGAAGTCAGGACCACAGTCAAAAAACCTTTGGGGTTTGTATTTGGCTGAAGTAGAAAACTTCTTCTTTACTGAACTAAAATCATTTTTCTTGATTGCCATAATTGTATTTGTAAAACATTTGTAATGTTTGTAATTTATCACTAGCATTTGCAAGTTTTTCAATAAACTTGTCCATTTCTTCAATGTGTTGTGGGTGTTCACCAATCCCAACAGGATTTTCCATATACACCATCAAAGTTGCTTCTGCCTCAGCAATTTCACTCTCATATTTCTTGATAAGTGATTCATACATTTTTTCTCTGATTTTCATTTTTTTTTAAATTAAAAAGGACACTCTCAAAGACAGTTTGACCTTGAGAATGTCCTTCACATTATTATTAGAACGGCAAGTCCTCGTCAACTTGTGAACTTGCTTGTGGGTCTTCGTAGTTACTTGAAGATGAGCTACCTCCAAAAGATTCAGTGGCTTCTTCATCATTACTATAAACGTAACCACCTTTTTCAGAATCCCAACGTGGAACTTCACCTCGAGCAATCGCTTCCAAATATTCTACAGGTTTCTTAGAATATGCGTCTCTCCAAGTCAATTCATCTTCCAACCACTCTTTCATAACTTTTTTGTCTTCGTGAATCGGACAAGGGTCGTCATACATAATAGTTGAAACTGCGGTGTAGAAAGCACCTTTAGGAGTTTTTTGTTTGGTCAACTCAATGACAAGGTCACGTCCTTTTTCAGGGTCGGTGATGTCACCTTTGTTTCTCCAAATTGGAATAATTTTATCAAGGATACCGTCTTGTTTGTAGTTGTGTTTGAATCTCCAAAACTTAACACCGTCTTCAGGGTGGTCACGGTCAATAACTTTAACTACGTAGAACTTACGTGAGCGATATTGGTCCGCTAATTTCTTATCAGACTCTTTACCTGTTGAGATTAGTTCTTCGTAAACCTCAGTAAGTGGTGAACGTTCATTATCGTTCTTTCCTGGGTCATAGAACTTTTGCCATTTACCACCAACTTGAACTTCGTGGTACCAAGCTTCTTTGAATGGTGAACTTCCATCACCTGTGGGTAGAATACGGACTCTACGCTGTCCTGAATTTGATTTTTCATCTAGGAGAAGTGTGAAATACTTTTTCAATCTTTCCTCTGAACTCATTCCTCCTCCACCGGATTTGGATTGTTCGTACTGTGCTAATACTGCGTCAAGTGAACTCATAAAAATTAAATGTTAAAAAATTAGTGTTACAAATATAGGGTTTAAAAAATTACTAGTCAAATAAAATAAAAAGGGTCGTGTTACCACAACCCTAAATGTAATCAAGAAATCATAAAAGTCAAAAGTTATCTACTCTTAAATCCTCTAAATTCGTCTTCTTCGTCGTCATCAAATGTCTTCTTTATTTCAGCCGGATTTACATCTTCAACTTCATCCGATGTTAGAATATATTCGTGTTTACCTGATTTTTCAAAGTCTTCTTTCTTATCGTCAAAAAAATCTGATAGTTTTTGATTAAATGGTCCTGAATCTAAACTTCTTAGTTGTAATTTTTCTTGCGGTGTCTTTTCTCTGTATTTTTCAATTTTCGTTTCAATACTATTAAGTTTTTCTACTAAACCGTCCATTTCACTTAATTTTGTTTCTAAATTTTGGATGTATCCAAAAAGTTGTTCAAAATACTTATCTTGCTTAGAATCTATTTTTTCAGTAGTTTTAACAATATCAGTAACGTCTATCTCCTCAGTGTTTGAATCACCCTCAGCAGATTCTCCCTCATCATCAATCTTTGTAACCTCATCATCAGTTGCAACATCTATTTTTTCAGGAGTTACAGGGGCCGCCTCAGGAGCTGCAGCATCCGCAGGTGCCGGTGGTAATGCCGCCGCATCAAGAGCTGGTTCACCTGCCGCTTCAGGAGCAACAGGTAGTTCCTGTTCTGTGATATAATTGTTTATACTATGATATCTTTGTATTTCTTTTAGAATCTTTTTGTCAATACTCATTTTCTTAACCGTTTAAAAGTTGTTTTATACCGTGTGGAGTCTCTACTCTAACTCTTCTGTTAGCAGTGACATCGTGTCCTGCTCTTTCAATAAGGCCATCTCTTTCTCTAACGATATAACAATCGCCAGTGTCTAAGTCACAAACTTGCTTGGTTCCGTCACCATTATCCTTTGATGACATTCTTACATTTTTACCAAGATACTGATTTAACATATTATTTAGGTCCATAACCAATTTTTCTTATAAATATCTATAAAATTCAAATAATTTTATTGTGGGGTCGTACTAGGGGTTGGGCTTGGAGTACAAGTAGGTGGAATGTTGTTTATTATATTTTGATTGTTAGCTGTTGGTGTAGGTGTTGGTGTGATTTTAAACACAGGTATTGTACTAACAAGTCCAAGATTCTTCGCCAACCTATTACCTTCAATTAAGTTGAATGACAACTGTGTATCTGAGGTTAAATCAGTTCCTCTATTTGCTGGCCAGTTTTGTAGATAGAAAGTTTCAATAGATTTGTTTTGAATATCCCCGACTCTATTTATCAATCTATCTCTCATAAATAACATAAATTCTACAGGGTCAACAAAATTAGCAACAGGATATGAAAGTGGTAATCCATTTAGATTTTCAATATCCATACAAGAATATGTTGGTTCAAAATAAGTTCTTAACTCACCATAATTATAATCTAAAGTAATTCTTCCAAAGTTATTGTTTAAACCAATGAAGTTTTTACTGTCTTTGTTACCACTTGCAGCCCAAGATATTAAGAATATTATAAATCTTAAGTTTTGATATCTTTCAATCTCAATAGCATCTGTAGACGTTGTACTAACATTTTGAATTAACAAGTCATAGAATTGTTTTGCCGTTAACTTAGTTTGAGTTCCACTTACTGATGTATATCCAGCTTGTTTATAAGGTGTTTCCAATACTTTTGAGTCACAAGAATTTTGTGCGGATTGTTGTGTATTAGAATTTGTTGACACGTTTGCATTATTACCTTGGGTAGTTGTCGCATTGGTTCCCTTATCATCATCTTTCCTTTGAGTAACAGCGGTTATCAATTTACCAACCAAATTTTGATTAATACTTTGTAATAAGTTTTCTGTGTATGGATACGACAACACACTTTGTCTAACACCCGTAAATTTGGTTTCAAACTGACCAGGTGTAATAGTGTGCGTAACATCAGTAATTAAGTAAGAACCATTAAACATCGGTACGTGTCTAAGGTTGAAATACATTGTTGGTTGAATCATCGCATTACCTAAACCAACCACATCACATTGATATGACCTGTTCTGATAAATGTTATACAACGAGTTGTTTTGTGTTGCGGTATCTCTACCAGATGCTGCGTTGGCCATATTATTTATGGTCCACACAGATTCAGCGGTCGCCTTACCGTTATCTTGTGACACTGAAAAAGAATAAAATATATTTTGGTTTCTAACCCCAATGTCTACCGTAAATCCAACACATCTATTAGATAACGCCCAATCTGTTTTATTTGTTTGGTTTTCAACATTTGGGTTACCAACAGGATTTCTTAAGTCAAAAGTGTCGGTTCTAAATAAATAATTGTTAACACTCTTATCTGTAGTATCAATATACGATGATGGTCTATTGGCATAGAAACAAACTAATTTTGGTCCTGACCTTCTGTAGTCAACAGTTAGGTAAGTTCCCCACATTTCATTAGCAAAATCAATCGTGCTTGGTATATTAGGTACCGCGTTTAAAGTAGGTTCTTGTACATTATAAAAGTTAACATACGCAGGCATTGGCATTATCGTAAAGTGATTATCGGTCAAAATACCTGCTAAAAATACAAACACACCCATATTAAGGTTGATTGTGTCTTCACTGATAATTTGTTTTAACTTGAAAATATCCACAACAACCTTATCTCCAATATTTCTTGACGCTCTGTCAAGGAACAACATATCTTCAAATAAGGTGTATCGTTTGTAATCAGTACCCGCAATCCACTTATCATTCAATGCTTTGAATGCTTCATATAAATCTACTTTAGCTTGTTTTGAATCAAACTTACTCTGTATTGTTTTTTCAGGTAATTCACTAATTTCGGGTAATCCCTTTCTTACATTTATTAGTGTGTTATCTAAACCAACGTTTTTAAATGCGTTATATGTGTTCAAATATCCTTGGAGTTGACCTGTAAATTCAGTGATAGTTAAATTTGGATTTTCAAGTCTTTGGGTGGCATACATTCTAATAACTTGTGATAACTCTGTAATATTTGCAGACGTAAAGTTAATATTAGACTGAACAAAAAAGTCGGTTATGTAAGAACCATTATTATCGTAAATAAGTTCAGGTATTGTTGAAAACCCAACTTCAAGTTGTAGTGTTCTCCACGCGTCAGGGTTTGACGCTATAGAGTTCTGCAAACTAACCGTACCACCATTGGTTGGCAAATTGTTCTGATATGGTCCAAATTGTAACGGATTGATTACTTGAGATGTATTAGTAATATATCCGATATATGAGTCCACCGCTCTTCTGTTGTAACGAGTCGGGTTACCCATTCTCAATACAACGTCATATTCCATAATGTTTTGGATTTGAGCAATCGAATTACTGAATTGACTCTGTATTATTGTTTCAAATAAATCTTCAGATGTGGCGCTACTTAATGGTATTTGAACACTCATCAATGAACGCATCATCTTTTGGAAGTTTCTGTATGTTGTTTCCAAATCAGAAAACTGTTCAAATCCACCACCTACTGAAAGTGACGCACCAGGGTCAATTACATTAGAATTTTCCTCATTGATATTAAAATTTGTTAACGCTTTACTGAAGTTTAAAAATTCATTTTCTAATATGTCCAATATTTGTTTGTCAAATACTGAGAACACATCATCAATTTTTGAATATTCATTCGTCTGAATCAACTCAAATGGGACATTACCAAATAGATTGTTTTCATCAAACATATAACTTCCTGTACCAGGTCGATATATTGTTTGGTTATCGTAATAACCGTAATTTGGTAAACTCCAAAATGCTCTAACCGAACCGTTAAATAACGCTTCATTATTATACAACTCTTGTGTTAATAATCCTGTAGTACTAAAACAAGCGTTGTTCACTTGGTTCATTTGTGACCCAAACGATGGTATTACATAATATTGATATGTTGGAGTTGTTGGTGGTTCATCACAAACAACTGTATTTGGAACTGATGGTGTAATACTATCAGGTAATAAAACACTATATGTTTTAATATCAATAACCCTTGTTTGTAAATCCTTGGTTGTATTTTTATTAATATTTGATTCTGAAAGGTTTTGAATCTTTAAACCATTTTTAATGGACTCATTAATTTCACCATCAGTATATGCAGTATACAAGTCTTGAGAGTTGTAAAAGTAATTGAACTCATTAATCAATTTAGGGTAGAACCCTACCTGCATTGTGGTGTATTTAACATTATTGTCAACCGTTTCTGTTTGTAATGTTATTTTACCAACACCATTTAATGTATAAGTCTTGGCGGTGTTTTGATTAATAGGGTCGTAGTTTTGTTTGTAATCAAAATTACCCCAACATCCACCTAAAATATCCTGATTGGTTTGTACTTGTGTTTTATATCTATGCCAAATCGCACCATATTTTAATACCCAAACATATGGAACCTTGTGTAACGCACCAAACTTTTTGAAACTTGCAAAAATATAATCTAAAGGTGTTGTCACACCAGCAAGATTTGTTTTATATCTGTCCTTAAATGTTGCGAGTGGTAGTGAGTTTAAGAATAAAAACGCTGCCGCGACATAAGGATATTGTTCTTTATTCTTTTCTTTAGCAACACCCTCCAATATTGCGTTAACAAAATAAGGTGTGTTCAACATAGAGGTTGTTGTTCTTACGGGTAAACCTGTTGTTGGGTAATCAACATAACCTTCTGTCGGTAACAAAGTTGCTGGTTGTCTTGTTATGTAAAACGTATTAACATTTGTTGTTAGTGCCGGTATTGCAGTGTTTAGATAGTTAAAGTTTGTTACAGGTCTGTTTGTATTATAATCATCAATACCCGTAAAATTTGAAATTATATTTTTTGGTTCGTAAACTTTATATGTGTTTGATGTGTTGTTTGCAACGTCAACCGAACCACCTAAAATATACTGACTTAAATTTTTAATGTTCCAATCCTGATTTGTAAACGGGAAAGTATCTACAATTTGTATTGGGTTTGTGCTAGTACTCTTTAAGAATTGTTGTAATTGTGGCGTTTGTGGTAATGAAACAAAAGAGTTTGAAACAGTATTTGACAAGTATTTTGTACTAAGAATTGAAAACGGGTTCTGAGTATAATTCTTAAGATATGGTGTAATATAAATGTCTTGTATAAATTCACCCCAAAATAAACCAGTTCCTTGGTTTGAAAACGCTTCTAATGTTTGGGTAAAATTATTAGCAGTAAAAGGATATTCTTTTAACTTTTGAGTTAAGTATGGATTACTCAATCCTAAAGATTCTATAATGTTAGTACCTTCCGTAATACCAATAATGTCACCAACAAAAGTTTTAGACGTATTGTCATTTGTAACTCTACCAAATCCTGTATAAAATTGGTATATTAATTGTCTCTCATATATTTCATAAAAATATTTTAACTCTTCTTTATTAAGATAAGCTAACCCAATATTAGGGAATTCTAAAGCATTTAGATTTAATCTTTTTACTGTTGCAGCATCATTGTCTGCGGGAGGTTGTGAAATTGGTGGGTCATTTCTTTGCGCAGTACCTTTTAAATATTCTTCAACAAATTCGACCTCAGGCCATTTGTCGTAAAGATACCCTTTTGATTGATTTACAAACGCAATATCACCAGGATATGTTAATGTATATCTTGGTTGGTCATCGGTACCGTTATTTTCAACAAAAACTTGTGGCCAAGGGTATACAGGTTGTTGGGAATTATCTATAAATTCTTGACTAGCGTTTGCTGTTAACGGAACGTAGTTGACATCATCAGGACTTTTTATAGAAGTACTATTGTTATTTAAAACAACATTTTTTCTCACAGGGTCTTGTCTAACAGAATATGCCTGAATATGAACATCATCCATCAATCTGATAAACGCCTCTGTTGATGCCATAATCACCGCACTAATATTTCTAACTGTAGGTCTAAATCCAATTCCAGTATCAGCTCTTTCTACTTTATCAGCCAATTCAGCACTTAATTTGGTTTCCAATTCAGTAACTTTAGCGTCAATTTGAGATTCCATACTTTTTATTATGGTGTCAAATCTATTGGCACCAACAAAAACATAAAAGTTTTTCTTAACTTCTTTCAATCCTTCGGGTGTCGCCTCTACCACTACACTAAAATATTGTTCAGCACTTTTTACAATAAATGCACTAATTTCTTCAGGTGTTGGGTATTTTATCGAGGTTCTGTCTATAAATGTTTTTTCCCAATCAATATTATCCAATTGAAAGTTTTCAATATAAATCGAAGGAGTTATTGGGTTTGGTATCTTAAAGTTTTGTTTTGCTTCAGCACCAAACGTACCGTTTTGTGCCAACTTAGTATTGTATGTTTGTGTAATAGCACTTAACTCACTTTGAGCGGTAACTCTTTGTGATTGTGTTAGATTCTTTTTGAAGACATAAGCATACTGACCATCCTTTAAAACAAATGGTTTTGGGTCCAAAAATGTTGTAAACCAAGAATTTTTGGCGTCTCTGACACTTTTATAATATTGGTTAAGTGTTTTTTTATAAGATGTCGCATCCGTAATCGGCTGCATATCAACTTTCCTATATGAATTAATAATGTTCTGTTCAAATTGTTGTAATTTGTAACCTAATTCCATTATTGTTAGTTCAGGAAAATTCTTATCAATTAAACCTTTGGCTTTGTATTCAGAGTAAACTTCGTGCATTTTTTGTCTACCCCTCTCATTAACTCGAGTAACACTCAGGTTGTTTTGAGATTGAGCATTTGACGGAATATTCTGACCCGCATTGTTCGCCGAATTATCATCTGCAGACTCTGTTTCAACAATAGAGTTTGTGTATGTAAATGTTTTAGAATACATATGGGGTAATGCAATCAAATGCCCCATCTGAATTTCATTTAAAATGTTATATTTGTATCCGTAAAATTTACAACTAACTTGGTAGTTACCACTCATTGTATTAAATCTCGCCTCAAATGTGTGTAGATTTAATTGGTATCTAACCGCCTGTCCATAGTAACCCTTAAGTGTTAAATAAAATGGTGGATATGGTAAATGAAAGAAGGCTGCATATGGTGACTGTTCTCCTTGTTCAAATAATGCTTTACCTCTAACATCTTCAAATTCAATCGATACTTCAGGTATAAAAGATGTTTTGGTGATTACCGAAATACTTGTAATACCTAACAACCCGGGGTCTATAGTCCTACCATTCTTGTCCGTAACTGTTGAACCTCGGTAAACTTTTCTCCCATACTCTTCTACAACCTCTTCAGACCTTTGGAGTCTTGCTTTACCTTGATTTGAATTTAAACCTGTTAAATCATCGTAGTAACCCGTATTCATAAACTGGTCACTGTTTGGTTTTAAAAAGTTAATAGATGCAATGGATATTGTTTCGGTTTGTGTCGTTGGGGATGCCCCTACGTTTAACCTTGTTCTTGGTAGTAGTTCACACTCTAAGTTGGCATACATTACCAAATTTTCGTGGTCAACTAATCTTTCTTCAATTACTGTTTGACCGTTTACACCACCACGCACAACTTTGTTAGGGTCAACAACAATGATATTGTCAAATGACTCTGCATAAATACTACCTGAATTATCCCCAAAAGAATTACCTGCCATAATAATAGAAATACGTGTCTACTGCGGATTTATAATCTTGTAAAGATGTTATCAAAGGATATGGGACAGTTAATATTGCGCCATCAAATATGTTATTTTCTAAACCACCAAATTGAGGATTGGCTTGTAATATTAACCAACCAAAGAATGGGGTTCCATAATATTCCTGAGAGACCTTATCAAGTCTACTTCTTCCAACTTTATAAATGTATACTTTATCGGATGGTTTTGGTGAAATATTGACAAAGGGAACAACTGTTTGTTGTCCGTTTATCAAAAATTGGTTATATCTATTATAATACTGAAGTGCCATTTTATAATAATTGAACTTTACCGATTACAACATCTGTTGTTATTTCTGTTGACCATACTGTCTTATTAGTATCCGAATTATTTTTCAAACCTAAAGACTTAATTAAATCTATTTGTGGTGGAACAGGTAATGTGTTTATAGTATATGTAAATAATCTACCTTTATTTATATCATTATATGGTGTGTAAATAACATATTTCTTTAACGGACCCGTTGCTAATCCATCCAAGAAAGTAGTTGCCGCATTATTTTCGTAATTGTAAATTGTCTTAATTGGTGTTTCGCTTGAGGGTCTTGGTCCTATCCAATAAGCGTCAAATTGTTCCCCAAAGTTAGTCGCCTGATTTCCAATAATAGTTGGATTGTTTAATATGTTAGCAATTAACGCATCTTTAAATGATTGATATAAATTAGAATCAGTAACATCTTTATTCAAAATAAAATACTGTCTTCTGTTAGAATCATTCTCCCAAAATTCAGGGTATTTTAACAATGTTATTGGTTCAAAAACCGAACCACTATCATAGTTTTCAGTATCACCAACAGATGGTATTAAAGATGATTCATATTGTTGATTATCAAACGTAAACTCTTCAGTATTTTCAATATCAAGTGTGAATTGGAAAAGACTGTCGGTTATTGTTGTCAAATCATCAGTTAATTCATTGTAAGTAGATTTTGTCGCCCCCGCATAATTTGCAGATACTTTATCCGTACCTTCTATCTCATAAACAACAATGTTACCATTAGACTCTTTAAATCCATCAGTACCATCTTTTAAGTTAGGGTATGTAATAACATTAGTCCTATTTAATTGTTGGATGTAAGAAGTTTGTGTGTTAACTAATTCGTTAATTATTGATGTTAAAGCATTTTGGAAACCACTTTGTTTATTTCTAATAAAACTAATATAATTCTCTTTCAATTGCCTAATTGATTTGTTAGAGAAGTTTTTGGTTGGATTACTCATCCAAAGCATAAACCCTTCAAGATTATCATCAATATCATTTATAAATTTAGAGAAAACAGAATCAACTGATTGTTGGATTGTTGATGGTTTACCAAAGATATACTTTTGTTCAATATTGTAATAAAAATCTCCATATTGATAATTTCTATTGTAAGCAATAATTTGTCTAACAGCATTATTATATTGTTTCAAAATATCCTTATTTTTATTTAATACTGTTGTAAAATAATTTTGTGTTGACCCAACAAACTGCGTCATAAATTGTTGATAATCAATTGTACCTGTCGTCTCATTTTCACCAATTTCGGTTGTTAAAACTTTACCAATAGTCTCAGCGTTTGACTCAGTTTGTTCATCTTCAGTATCAGTTACTACAGGTGGTGGAACTTCAATACCTAAGTTTTTGATAAACTGTTGGTCTAAAATTTTATAACTATCATCAGTGGCGTCTGCTCTGTCGTCATAAATTTCAGTATTAGCGTAGAAGTTAAATGACAACGCATTTTGTAATTTATCAACCGCCGTTTTTAATCCTTGTCCACCAACAAAATTGAATGATAATTGAATTTTAGCAATCATAGGTTGGACACCAATACCTTCAGGATTTAAATCTAATTGCTCATATGAAATACCTAAAGAATTTGGTATAATTTTAGAATGGTAGAAATCCCCAACTCTTAATATTAAGACAGGTGGCGCGCCAAACGCAGTGTTTACAGCATTATTGTATTCTAACGATGATGACCCGTCAGTAGCGTTTTTAACCGTAGGTATTGTATCACCAGGTCTCATACACTGTTGTAAGAATGTTAGTCTACCGTTTAAACCTTCAGGTGTTATTGAATGGAATGCAGGGTGAAAGAATTTTAATTTATCTCTAAGGTTGTCATAAACCATAGGGGTTTCTTGTCTAATCAATTCAAAATAGTCACACTCAGATAATAATTTTCTTAAAACTCTTTTAGTGATATTATCTCTAAGACTTGTTGTTGTTTCAACAACTTGTTCTACAGTTGTTTTGGTTGAAACCTCTGTTGATATCTGTGATTGATATTTTGGTGATGATTGGTCAATAATTGGTGGTGTTTTTGGTACACTTGGGATATTGACATTAAGATTGAATTTAACCCTTCTACAAGACATCGCATTTACACTATAGATGGCTTCAGGTCTTGATAATCTATCAGCATCCAAATTAGCACAATTAAATGTCTCAAATTTCATATTATTTTGACCAACAGGTTGTACAGTTGTATTTTCACCTTTCGGTATTAATACTAAAGTTAATTGTTTTGTTACGTCAATAGCATTTGCCAATTGTCCAATAGAACGGATGTATTGAACAACAGAATCCAATCTTCTTTGGGATAGAGCGTCGTTATAATTTACGGTTTGTGGTTTTGACGCACTACCTTCTAATATTAACTCAACTTTTGCGTCAGGATTAATTTTTAAAGTTTCATCTAACTTATACAACATCTCCTGTAGTTTATTCTTATTAAACTCAATAACACTTGGGAAGAAGTTGTTTACCGCAGATGGGTTGGCACTATCTCTGTCATAAATTGCTCTCGTATTAGCGTTTGTATAAACAGAATAATAACTAGTATAATTTTCAACAGTTTGGTCTTTAAGTGGGTAATCGTTTTCAAAATACAAACCATAATTGTTAAAACTTTCCAAGTAAGTTTTAGTTTGGTCCGTATTGTTTGCCGTTTGTGACCCAATATTAGTATTACCACCACCAGGAGTTCCATTCGCCCCTGTTGACCCATCACCTGTTTGTACCGTATTAACAAGATATCTTATCTCTTCAGTTGTAACATTTTTACTTTGGATTTTTTGTTGAATTTCAAATAAATCTTGTGTGTTGAATTGGTAGTATTTTTCAGCCAACTCATATAAGTCATATTTTTTACAACCTGCAAAGAACGAATCTAACAACCCTTGAACTCTTTCTCTTGACTGTTCATTAGCTAATACTCGATTAACAATTAAGTTTAACACTGATGGGTGGTCGACAACAATTTGCCATTGTAGACTTCCAGTTCTTGATGTGTTGTTATATGTGTATACAGGTTCTACTCTACCAATAAAGTCAGTTGGTTTAAAGTTGGCTTGTACTTGCTCACTAAACTCTAAACCATAAGGTGGGAACCACATAACTCGACCACCATTAGGTCCTCTCTCACACACAGGTAAATCTTGAACACTTAAACCAGGTCTGTTTGATGTTCTCCAAGCTAAGTTTTCAATAGAGAACATATATTTTTTAGCACCTTCAGGTGTGATATTTGTAGAGTCATTACCCTTCATTGGAGCAATGTTTAAGTTGTATGTATTGTCTAAAACAGAGTATGCAAACTTTCTACCTGAGGTTGTAATACCATCTTGTTTTTGTAAATCATTGTATTGTAAATAAGGAGTATCTTTTTGGAAAACTCTACAATATTCCGCACCTCTTTCTTGTCCAGTTGCGCCAACATATCTAATAACTCTTGAACCTTTTGTAAGTTCTTTGTAACCATCATTAAAGACTTTAGATACTTGGTCAATAGCGTTTCCTACGTGTTGTAGTCTTCTACCACCTCTTGGTTGGGAATCAATAAGTCTTTGAGTTTGGTCTAAAATAGAACCATCCCTAAAATCATTATTAGTTGATTCTGTGTTCTGATAACCTAATGACGGGAAGTCAGGGTCATCAGCAATTATTTCACCACCTATACCAACTTTTTTACCAGCGTTACCTCTATACTTAGGTGACACCCAAGTAAATCCTCCTAATATATCACCACCACTACTGTATGTCGGTCCGTTAGCCCCCAACTTAACAGCCTTACTCGGTCCTTCATATAACTGAGCGAGTTCTTGTGGACCATATACAGGTGCAGATATTTCTCTACCAAATTGGTCAACAGGTAAATCACCAGATGGTGAAAAAATATCACCAGGTTCAGACTTAGGTGAACCAATATAATAATTCGAATCATCTTCTGTTCCACCAACTAAACCACCTCTTAACCTATCAAAGAATGTTCTGTTGTATCCTGGCTTATATCTGTTGTAATCTAAATTACCAAATAATAAATTTTTTGTTCCTGTTCCTGTATTTTCTAAAAACAACACTGAACCCGATTTAGGTGACCCTAATAATCTACCAAAAAATCTACCTAAACCTGAAAATAAATTAGCTTGGGAATATGCCCCCGCCAATTGTTGTGTTGTAAACCCTTGTTTAGAATTAATTGATGGGTCCCAATATGAACCAGGTATAATTGAGTATGGGGCATAAGTCCCTGAAATCCTAGCAATAAAATCGGCCGCAGCACCTAAAACAGTTCCACCAACAGTAATTTTGTATACAGGTTCTAATATGGGTGTTCTACCCATTATTATATTCAATATACCTGTACCACCAGCAGCATTTAATATGTTTATACGGTCTAAAGTATTTTGTCTAATACCATCAGCAATTCGTTGTTCAAAACCATCTTTAAGTCTACGAGCACCTAATTGTGCAATAAACGAGTCTTGACTCAACAACCCATCACTACCTTGTGGGTCATTTCTTAAAAGGATTGAAGATGGTGAGTAAAAAGACGAAACAAATGTTGGGTATGGTTGATTGTTATAATACTTTTGTCCAGCTAAACTTGGGCTAACCGTATCAAAACTATCAAAAAACGGAGCAGAATCTAAAACCGCGTTTGAATTATTACCAAAAACATTTAATGGTTTCCAAGCAGGTGCAACACCGGGAAATCCTACCTGAGCAGCTTGTGGTCCTTCATCAACTAAATCAGCATCTTGGAATCCATATTCACCCTCATTTGAATTAGTATTGTTTAAGGTATTTGGATTGGCAACTTGTGTATAACCCCCATCAGCACCATATTGATTTAATGGATATAAATCGTTTGCAAAAACAGGAGTATCAATTAAAGCATCGTTACTATCTACGGGTGATAAGTCTCTTTGTATAACTTCATAGTTCTGTGGAGGACTAAAAGCATAAGACTTTTTATATGGCACGAGATTCCTTACTACTAATTTTTTTCTAAAAACTTCTGAGCTAGGAAAATCTAATGGACTTGGCATCTTATTTTATTTAATAAATAGAAACTATACTATTTTTTTATTGGTTTTTAACAATCGCTCTATTACCACTTTCAATAACTTGTTGGTAGATTTTGTTTTTAAACTCTGTTGAGTTTAGTATATCTTCAAATTCTTTTCTTGTCATTCCTGGAGATGTTTCAACTTGAAACTTAACAGTACCATTCATAGACACATCTTGTTGGATTTTAACATTTTTTTCCTTCAATCCAACACTATCCTGTATCATTTTAATAGTTTTATTATACATTCCTTCAATCTCACTCTTAGGTTTGTTATCTCCCAAGTTAGCTAAGAATGTTTTCATCATTTCAGCTGACTTATCTTTAGTACCTTCATAAGCACTTTCAATAGCACTTAACGCTTCATCGATACTTTTAGCGTCTTTTTTCTGAGCCGCGTTATAAACCAAAGACCTAATATCATCACCGACACCTTCAAACATTTTTCTAATGTCTTGGGAACTACCCATAGCACTAAAAGACGCCCCTTGCACGTCTTCTCCAACTCTTCTAAAACCTTCTAAGTTTCTAAATACTGAGGTTTGTCCAACAAGAGAAGCTGCTAATCCATCTGCCATAGATTTCAAATAATTAGTTTGAAGTTCGTCAAAAGATAATTGTTTTAAGGCGATTTCCTCCATAGTTTTTGGAGTATCTTCTTGTTGTTTTACAAGTTTTTCAAACTGTCCCTGAGATAGTTCTGAAAGTTTCTTATATCCTTCCTCATCAGATACTTTAACAATATATTCACCACCCTCATCTCTTTTAGCTAAATTAGCGACTAAAGTCTTATCTTCATCAGATGCGTCAATACTAAAACTTATATCAGCTAAACGAGTATCTAAATCTAACGCAGCAATTGCAGCTTTTTTCAAGTTTTCTGCCCCCAATCCAGTTTCTTGACCAATTTCCTTTAACATTCTTAACCCATATGGATTAATTTCAAATCTCTGCGTTTCTTCGTTGAACTGAGCATATGTTTTGGCCATATTGATAATACTATCTTGTAGTTTACCAGGGTCATTAATCGAAGCATCCATTAATGCAAACGGGTCAACCAAAGTCCCCATTGTTACACCAAGTCTTTGAAATGTTGACGCCATTTTTATTGCCCCCTCAGGGTCCATAACTGAGTCCGCGAATTCAGCCGTCTTATTCATATCATACCTCAACATAGACGCTTGAGCCGCCATTTTTGTTAAACCCATAACACCATCTTGGAAATTAAATCGGTTCATCATATCCATATTCTCTACAACGTCCTTCATAATTTCCCTAGCATTTAACCCTAAACTTTGGATATAACTTATACTATCAACGGTTCGTTCAGCGATTAAAGACGCTTCCATACCAGCTTTACCAAAAGATTCTGTAAGGTTTTGAACTTCTGTATCAAGGTATTTACCAGCGGCATAAAGTTCTGTGATTGTTTCGGTAGTGGCAATCATATTTCTTCGAGACCCTTCAGCGACTTGGGCAATTACCCTACCAGCATCAGCTGCGGTACCACCAAGTCTTGTAACCTCTCTTACACTATCAGCAACACTTGTCGAAAACTCTGTAACCCTTGTTCTTGATTCACCAAAAGCGTTATTGGTTTTTGTAACAGCATCACTAATTTGGTTGAAAATATCAGCGGAAGTTTTTAAAGGTTTAAAAAACTTTTCTAAATTTTCAAATAATTCATCCATTTGACCCATAGCGATTCTTTTTTTCTATAAATAGGACTACTTTGATTTTATGGTTTTTGATTATCCTCAATCCACTTATTTAAAAGATATTTTCTGTAAAAAATGGGCATAGACAAAAACTCCCCCCATCCTATATGAAGAAGTTTTGCCATATAATAAAATTCGTCTAATTGAGTTTGCCTATGTTCAGAAGAAAGGGCGAAAAAATTCAACCCCAAACCCAACATTCACTGTGAGCTTTTCTCCTGACGGGGCTATAACGACGCGACTTAAGTCTAATTTGGGTTCATTGTCATCCATAAATTTCTTTATGAATTTTGAGTCTGCTAAAGGCATTTGTTCTGAGAACTTAGCAATTTCACCTTTATCAGTATTTCCATCCACTGAGACAATTTCTCTTTGGAGTCTTAAAGTTCTTCTTGGTGCGATTCTACCTTGGGGGTATGTATTTAACTGATTTGTTAATTCGATTGATTGTCCGAATGTAAGTGGTCTTAATTTAACATTTTTTCCTGACATTGGTAACATAACGGTCCAAGTTCCATCTTCATCGGGAGACTTTCCTTTATTGATATCCAATTCACTCAAATCAACATTTGTTTTGAATGGGTTACCTGTTTTTGGGTCAGTTACCGTAATTTCCATATCAGAACCAAAAGATGTATTACGTAAGAAAATTAAAATCGCTTCAACATCACCTTCCATTAATTCTTCAGGTCTAAGACCTGGTTCATAAATTTTGGCTCTTAATAGATTCAATGTCATATCTCTACCACCAGCCATAAGAATATTTTCATCTGCAGCTGTTAGGTATCCGACTTTTACACTGTCTTTTTTATTTTTGTAAAAAATTCCTTTTGATGGTAGCGGTACCACATCGTGTGGTAATGAAAATTCCATCTGTCCATATTGTGCTGATTCATCCATAATAAAAAACCGTAGAGTTTAGCTCTACGGTTAAATATAAATTGAAAAAAAAGTAAATAAACAATTCTTAATAAATTAACACACAACGGTCCATTCTAAGTGTTGTTGCAATGGTTGCTAATCCATCCTGACTGTAATTCAACTGGTTAAAGTTAACATCACTTAAGAATGTTCCATATAATATCCATTTTTCTACTACAACACCTGTTGGGTCTAACATCTCAAGGTCGACATCTTTTTTGTAACCCGCAGCATAACCCATACGACCAGTTACTGATTCCGCACATAAACGAACCCATTCCATCATAGCTTGTGCGGCTGAAGGTCCAATTGGGTCACGGAATGTTACCGGAATTGTCTGCCAGTTAAATCTACCCGCAACGAATGTAGATGTATTTAAAAACGGTATTTCAACCGGATTAATTGTAATGTGTGGTCGAGCAGCGCTCTCAACAAACCATTCGTTGATACCCAAAGATGATGGGAACCTTAGAATGAATCGGTTCATTCTTTTAGGTTCGTAAGGTATCGGCATTTTCATTAATAAATCAGCCATTGTTCTTTGTTTCTTTTACTTTGTTAATTTATCTATAAATATACAATTTGTAGTTTTTTTACCTATTGACTTTTAAAGGTTAATTTTCTACTATTGCATTGTATCTAGTTCTAGTTTCCAGTTTATTTAATATTGCTTTTTAATTCCTCCAGCTGTTGAATAAGTAGTTAATCCTTCTTCTTTGTCTTTAAAATATCCTTTAATTGCTTCTAGGTTTTTTAAATCATCATCGGAAAACCCTATTTTAGGTTCAGCAGGAATAAATTTATTTGCAATGTCTTTTTTGAGGGTCGCCCTACCTTTAAGTAAAGAAGCCATCGATTTAATATAATAAATAAAATCTTCTAAAGCTTTTATTTTTGCTTGTTCAGGGTTTTGAGCTCCTGACGCATCACCAAAACTTACAGGGTTATAACGATTCATTTCTAAATATGAACGTATAAGTTGTGTATCAGTCATTTTTTCTTCACCCGCAAACTCACGATATTTTCTTAAGTTCTTTAAAAGTTTTTCCTTATCTATACCCTGATAATTGTTTATGATGTAGTTGAAAACTCCCTCTTTAATTGTGTTCGGGTTATGACCTCTTGCGGTGATTATCGCAAAAATGGACCCGTTGTTAACCGCTTCTACAAAGTCATCCCAAGCAGGACCTGGTTTAGCTCTCATAGCATCTATTAAAAACTGTCCATCACCAGGTGTTCTGAAGTTTCTAAATGGGTCATCAGAAAATCCTACAATAGTCTCACCCTTGTAATCGAATTTTTCTTTTCCTATTTTACTTCTGTATTCGGCGAAATCATCTGTAGACATTTCTACATCATCACCATCTTCACTCTGTAAAATAATTTTAGTTGGCATATGGACAATGTTATCATCCCAGTCAAAAGCGTAATACTTAAGGTCTGGTGTCCCGTGTTTTGATATACCTTCTTTAAATTCTCTTTTCATATTGGCAAAAAGTGGGGTGATTAACCCCACTTATAATTAGTAGTTTATTAGATATTTTCAAACGAAGCTCCTGTTGGAGTAATGAAGAATTCGATATCGATGAATTCAAGTGCCTTCGTTGGTTTTAAGTAAATTTTACCTGTTAATGTATTTCTGTCTAAATCTTCAGGTGAAGAACTTACTGTTACACGGAAGTCGTAAAGACCTCTATCTCTTCTGATTGAATCCAAGATTGGGTTTACAGAATCCAAGAATTGTTGTCTTACGATTTCGTCGTTTTGTTCAAACAATAATCTTACAGCTACCGCTGAAATCAACTTACGAGCTTGTAGTAACAATCTTCTTACGTTCAATCTGTTCAATGCTGAATCAGAAACTTGTAGAGTTTTGTTACCCCAAATTACTGTTCCTACGTCTGCGAAAGTTGCGATAGGGTTGATACGACCTTGGTAAAGAGTATCTCTATCTTCTTGAGTTAGTTTTAATCTTGCTTTGATTGAGTTTACAAGACCTCTTGTGTAACCCGCAGATGCGAACCAAGGGAATGAAATGTTATCAGTCAATGCTAAGTTTCTACAAACTTCACCTGTTGGGGGTAGATAGATTTGAGTGTTGTTAACAGTATCTCTTGTTAAAATCCAAGGATAGAACGTTGCTGTATAACTTGAGTCGATACCTGTTTGGTCAAGATTATCAACCGCTTCTTGAGGGTAAATAATTTCAAATTGACTGTTAGCGTCAGGTGTATACATATTGTAATCAGGTGTTGTTACAATGTAAACAGAGTCCGCTCTTTCGTTAGACACCATTCCGATTGCCAATTCACACAAGTTAGAATTGTTAACATAATCGATACTTGCGGTTGCAAATACATTGATGTTTGTTGATTCAGGGTTGTTGAACGACAAGATACCAAGTAAGTATGCGTAGTAGTCGGTGTTAGCAAAGTCTTGAGTGTTGTTAGCAACAACTATTCTTTTAAATGTACCGTCTCCTGTAGCGTTAGGGTATCTAACTGATGGGTAAGCACCTTGTAAGAAACCTGATGCACCTAATGCGAATCTGTCTTGGTTTGTTCTAAACTCTCTATAGATATCCCATCCGTCAAATCCACCTTGGAAACACATAGTGTATTTTCTTGAATATAAGAAGTAGTATGGGTTTTCTTGAGTTGTAGGTTCGTCAGAGAAATTAGCTACACCACAAACAAACGCCGCTTGTCCACTAGTTACGAATGCATCACCGATAGTTACAATTGTTGCTCCTGAATCCATATGGAAACCTTGTGTTAAGTAATTCCAAGGTGCCGATTCTGTAGCCAAGTACCAGTTAGTAACAGGATTTTGTTTACCTTTGTATTGTAACAAGTCAGAATCAATACCTAAAGAACTTGAAAAACCTAAGTAAGTTCTTCTTACGATATCTCCTGATGAGGTTACAATGTTAGAACCACCTGCAGTTGTACCAAATGGTGGGTCAAATACTGTTTCACCTGGATAATAATATTTGTTTTTGATTATTGCGAAAGGTGATGGATTTGATGCTGTTTCGTAAACTCTTGATTCTAAACCATAGAATCCACAAGGAAGTGCATCTATTACATATTCGTCAGATAACTCAATCATAATATATGCCGAGTTTAAAGGATATTCACCATCTGATGAACCAACTTTTTTAGCTACGAAACTGTTTGAACCCGGGTCCATCGTACAGTTTGTGTATTTTTCATAAACAACAGGATTAGCATCTGTGTCAAAGAAATCACGAACTAAGATGTCAAATGTCATATTACTGAACGAAAGGTTAGCAATTGAAATTTTAACTTCTGTGTTAGCTGAGTTACCATCAGAGATAGAAACAAATCTAAATAATTTGTAAACCTTGTTACCTCTTAATTCAGATACAACATAAGGTGTTTTAGGTGTTTGATATCTATCAAGGTACCAAGCGATTGTCGTTGTAGATGAAGTATCTCTCGCTTCAGGTAAAGCAACCATTTCTGGCTGAATACCTCTAATGTAACCTTTATTATAACCATAGTTTAAAAGACCAGGGTAAGACTCCTCAACAAATACAGGAACTTGAGTTCTTGGTTTGAAGAAGTTTGTCACACCTAATACTTTTGTAATATAATTTGAATTATTTGATTGGAATGATACATCAAATGTAAATCCTGAACCTTGATAAGTTGCCCCACTCAATTGGAATGTTGCAAAAGGACTTTGTGATATACCTGAGTATGCGCCTGTTGTAACCATTTGTAAATCTGTAAGACCTGTAACTTGGTAAGTCATACCGTGGTCGTTAGCGTCATAGATTGAAATACCTCTTGAACGTAGAGTTGCAACAACCAAGTTATTGTAATCTGTATAAGCAGTACCACTATAAGTGTAGATACTACCTGACAATGTTCCGTAGAATGTTCCCGAAGCGCCTGTAAAGTAATTTGAAACCGCATAATCCCAAGAATAACCTGAGTAACCATTACCTGTTGTTGGATTGAATGCTGCGTAGAACCAAGTGTCGTTGTTTCCGTCAGTTAAATCGTTAGCTTCCAAATCAATACTATCACAACCAAATTGGTTAGTTAAACCTGTAAATGTTCCATCAAGGTTTGTATAACCTGTTGTTGGGATTGCTCCGTAAACAACTGCAGTTGTTGCTGAAAGATTTGTATTACCTGATATACTTTGTACAAACGATGTGATGTCTGAATTATAAGTTGATGTTGAACCATCCGCTAATGTATACTGAACATTCAACTCATTAGATAACACTGAAGGTAATGACGATGTGAATGTAATCGTACTACCTGATGAATATCCACTAAAGTTTGCAGTAAAGTTTTGAGGGATAGCATATCCTGTGTCAATTCCAACAGTTGTTCCATCAACATTGGCAATTAATCTAATTGACCAAGATGGACCAGCATCATACCCTGACAAACCTAAAATTCTTGTTACGAATAATTGGTTAGATTGTTGTAGGTAAGACTTTGCAATGTAAGCCGCCTCATATTTAGGGATTTGAGTTCCGATAAATTTTACTGGTTCTGTTCCACCAAAAAATGTTTGGAATTCATCGTAATTTGTAATGAAGATTGGTTCGAAGGCTGGACCCTTTAAAGTCTCCCCAACTAATCCCAAAGTTGTAACACCTACGCTTTGTGCTACGAAAGATAAGTCTGTTTCTGAAGTATAAACGCCGGGTGAGACGAAAACCTTTTGATTTGCTTGTGCTGTTGCCATTTAGTTATTCTTTTCTAAAAATGAATTTATTTTTATCATAAATATTTGATTAAAACACAAAAAACTTGACTTTTGAATATGTATTTGTAAACGGTAAGAATTTATTCTGCCTTTATTCTGCCTTATGGACAAAACACCTCATAAAATAAAGAATTTAAAGATTTCTGTTGAAGCACACACAATGTTAAAAAAACACTGTGAAAAACACGGTTTAAAGATTTATAAGTTTTTGGAAAACTTAATTGCCGAAAAGTGTAAAGAAAAAAAAGATATCTACGGAGAGGATTAAACCAACTTGGCAACAAAGTCTATATTTGCTTCTTGACCAACAGTTTCTTTATTAACCTCAATCAAAATAATATCATTTGTGTTGAGTTGGATTAAGTCTAAATCAGAACCATAGTAATCGCCATTTATGTAAACATCAAATGAATCAACATTTGTTGTACCCATTAAATTTAAATCAATTCGGTAATCAACAATATCACTTAAACTTGTATTACCCGATGTGTAAATAAAATTGAATGGAAATTCATTTGGGTTTGGTGGCATAATCTCTGCTCGTTTAGCATTTGCCAAACTTGCATCAACTTCAAATAATTCTAATACTCTACTAACCGCGGGTTTTACTTGGAACTCTTCTTCGTCAATCAAGTAACCTAACATTGTAAAATCATAACTTTGGACATAATATTTTCTTTTGTCCAAATCCATAACAGAATTATCCGTAACGTTATCCATAATGATTGGAACATACTGACCTTTAATAAAGGTATATGCCTGTCTTGATGAAAAAGTTTGCATCACATTTTTATTAAATGTGTTTAACTCTCTCATTCTATTACAGATTATTTTTACACTATATTTTATATCCACAGGAACAGGTTGGGGGATTGTATAAACATCATACCCTTTTACGTTTCCGTTCCAAGTAGGAACTGTAGCATAATAAAATTGTTTTCTATTTGGAATAGTATACTGTGTGGATGGATTGGTTCCGTATTTAACTTCAGGATTTCTAACTGTTGTAATAAATGGTGGGTTCGTATTGAAGTCAGGGTCTTTGAAGTTCCAAGTTTCAGTAAACTGTGACCAATTTTGTGTTGTGATAATTTTATCAATAACAGGAACTGTTTTACCCTCAACAACAAGTTTTAAAGAATCCTTAACAAAATCGAGCATACCCCTATCCAAATCAGCGTGTAATACGGACTTTGGTAGATATGTCCCATCTTTTTGAATATACTCAAGAAGTTCTCGTCTTCTTTCGGATAAAATTTTTGGTGGAACTAAATCTATGTTTGGTTTTATTTGCTTTGGGAACCCCATATTAGTTATTAACAATAAAAATTTTATTTTTACGATTTACCATATCAACCGCATTGGCGTGAAATACTGGTTCTTCAGTATCTTTGTAAACAAATGAGTCATAAACATCGGGCTTATATGTTACAACAATACCGTTTGGTTCTTTAGGGATATTTTCACAAGGGTATTGACAAAAATCTTCCAAGTAACCAATAACAAATGCGTGAACATTTTTTGATTTTTCACGACGAACTCGGTCTCTACCACCCTTTCTAACTCTGAACTCCACATCACTTAATTTTACAAAGTCGGCGTGCATAATAACCTTACCATCAAACGTTACTGAAAAAGTATGTTTGTGTAGGTTATAATACACCATAACTCTTTTACCTAAAAAGGCAGATTCAAATTGTGATTCAGTAATTAGTATTTTCATATATTATAATTATTTTGAACAATAGTTATCGTAGGTGTGAATAAAGAAATCCCTAAATTGTGATTGATACCCATTGTCAATAAGATATTGATAGATATACTCATATAAATCATCATTACCAATTTGTTCACATAATTGTTCGACAATATTTGCCATTGATGAATCAACATATTCTCTAATTTCATCTTTACTCCAATAATCACAAACAGAATCACGGTCCAAGTCACTTATGTGTTCATCGACATACCCCAATCTTCGTTGTAGTCTTAACATATTGTATTGTCTCTCTGTGATGATGATTTTCATTAAAATCCGTCAAATTCATTTACCGTAACCGGGGTTGCGATAATTGTTCTGTAGAATGGTTTGTAACCACCATACGTATGTTTATTGTCTGAAGTAACCCTTCCATCATCGGCTACAGAGAAATATCTAACCTTATCTTCAGTTAAATAATAACCCAAGTAATCACCAAACATTACATCAACACCAAGTTCATCAAGATAAGATTGGTAAACAGAAAATTTCATATTACCAGGTTCCATTTGTTCAACCCTACTCTGACCTAAGAATTGTGTGGTAGGTGCCATAATTTGAACAAGACCCTTAAGTTCAACAGGGGGTAGGTATTTGATACCACCTTCCAAAGCTTCTCCATAAACATCATCAGTATTTGTTTTATATCTGTCGACTCTATAAAGGATTACGGTAAAGTTCATATCACCCTCTAACCACTCTGAACCCATTGCAATATCAAGGGCATAATCCTCACCACCAAAGAATTTACCTAATCTTGTAATTGGAACTAATTTTTCTCCCATATTGATAAATACAATTATATTGATTATTATTATGTAAAATGCTTTTTGATGGCAGAACCAAGAACAATAGAATCGAAGGCAATCAAGATTTTAGAGGAATACCAAGGGGCCAATAACCACATTATTAACTTAAAAATTAAGTTAGAAAAAAACCCTAAATTTTTCCCTACAAGAAGCCAATGTGATTACATCTTTGAGAATAAAGATGTTGTACCTAAAGTTGCTCGTAAATGGGTGGTACTTGATTCATACTTTTCACAAAAACTTGCTGATGATAAATTCTTAATGACCGTCCCCGAAAAAATGTGGGTGGAAAAGATTTTATGTGAAAGAGATAAAGCGTTTCATATTTGGGGAAAGTTTTTTGAATCCGATGAATTACAAGAATATTGGGTTCCGAAGGCATCTATTATCAAAGACAATAAGGTTAATATTGGTGAAATAGATTATTCAAAATATTCTCATCGTCCTCCATTGGACCACCAAAAAATTGCAATCGAACAATTATTAAGAAATAAGAAATACATTTTGGCTGATGATATGGGGTTAGGTAAAACTACCTCAACAATTATCGCATCATTAGAGACAGGTGCTAAAAAGATTTTAATTATCTGTCCAGCATCTTTAAAGATTAACTGGCAACGAGAATATCAACTTTACAGTAACAAAACAAGTTATGTTTGTGAAGGTAAAAACTACTCAAGTGAACACGATATTTTGATAATGAATTATGATATTATCAAAAATTTCCACGATACAAAAAACAAAGAAAAGTCTCAAATTTTTAAAGACAAGTTTGATTTAGTAATCATTGATGAAGCACACTACATTCAAAATGTCCAAGCTCAAAGAACAAAATTAATTAACGATATTGTTAAAGATGTTGATAGACTTTGGTTATTAACAGGTACCCCGATGACATCAAGACCAATTAATTATTTTAATTTGTTATCGTTGGTTGACTCTCCTGTTGCTAAGAATTGGATGGCGTATGTTGTCAGATATTGTGCAGGATATCAGTTCAAAGTAGGACCAAGAAAAGTTTGGAATGTAATGGGAGCGTCTAACTTGGAGGAATTAAGAGACCGAACTACAACAACGGTTCTTCGTCGTTTAAAAGAAGACGTTTTAGATTTACCTGATAAAATCATAACACCAGTTTATTTACGACTCAAGTCAAAATTGTACGAGGAGGTAATGGGTGATTATTATAATTGGTATGAAAAAAATCCTGACGAGAGTAAAAACTTATCTCTTCAGTTTACAAAGTTAACTCAAGTTAGACAGGTTATCGCAGATGAAAAAGTTAACCACACAATTGAACTTGCAGAGAACATAATAGAACAAGGAAAAAAAGTTATCATTTTTTGTAATTTTACAAACTCTTTAGAAAAAATATGTGAACACTTTGGTAAATCTGCGGTGCGTCTTGATGGGTCAATGTCAAAAACGCAAAGACAAGATTCGGTTGACAGATTCCAAGAAGATGACAAAGTAAAAGTGTTTGTCGGTAATATTAAAGCCGCAGGTGTGGGTATCACACTAACCGCAGCTGAAGCTGTTATTATGAACGATTTGTCATTCTTACCGTCTGACCACAGTCAATCTGAGGACCGAGCTTACCGATACGGACAGAAAAATAATGTTTTGGTTTACTACCCAATTTTTGAAAATACAATCGAAGGAATCATCTATGACATACTCAATAACAAGAAAAAAATTATTGGAACCGTGATGGGTGATACTCAAGATGAAACAAATGTTGTTGAGGAAATTTTGAAAGAGATTAGTAGAATGAGATAAAAGTGTATCTTCCTGTTATTTATAAGGAAATATACCTTAATATGCAACACTTACAAGAATCAGTAGAAAGAGTTGAAAAACAAATTTTACAAGAACAAAAAAAAGAAGAGGTAAAAGTTTTAATTAACGAAATGAAGAAGATAGGTATTGAAGACCTACCTTATGCCTACACAGCCCTGAAAAGATTTATTGACCCCGAAACAATGAATGTTCATTACAACAAACATTACAAGGGTTATGTAAATAAGTTAAATGACTTACTCTCTAAAAGAAAATCAAAAAACAACGATTTAGAAAAAATCATAAGAAACATTTCAAAGTATCCAAAGGCAGTTAGAGATAATGCAGGTGGGGCGTTTAACCACGCATTGTTTTGGAATATGTTATCACCAAAACCGATGAAAGTTGGTAATGATATTAAACAAAGAATCATAAAAGATTTTGGTAGTTTTGATAGATTCAAAAAAGAATTTGAAAAAATTGCAACAGAAAGATTTGGTTCAGGTTGGGTTTGGTTGATTATTACTAAAAAAAATACTCTAAAGGTGATGTCCACTCCAAACCAAGACAATCCACTAATGAATGTTATTGAGGATGGGGGATTCCCATTGTTAGGTTTAGACTTATGGGAACACGCTTACTATCTAAAATACAAAAACAAAAGAGACGAATACATTAAAAACTTTTGGACCGCAGTTAATTGGGATTTTGTCGAGGGGTTATACAAGATGAGGTCTGAGACTCGTTTAACTGAAATAAAAGAAGTTAAAGGTTTAATCTTGGAAGGTAAATCTGAAAGTTGTTCTAAAGAAGAAAAAGATTTTTACCGAGTTTTATTTAGTGTTAATGAAAATGTTGTTGAGGTTTACAAGAACACAATTAATAAAATAATTAAAAGAAAATTTGCTGACAAGTGGTTCCCTTATTCTAAAGGTGAATTAGCGGGTGTATACAATTTAGAAAAAGAAGGTCGTTCAGATATAAATTATTTAAACACAAACTACACCGTAATTTGTCCATTAATAAAAGATATTAATAAAGTTATTACTCGTTCAGGTCAAGAACCAATATCATTTGCGGTACCACCACAAAATCAAGTTGCAGAAATGAAAAGACTCTGTAACTATATTGAAAAATATCAGGACAGAATTTTTGACCCAAAAAGTGCAACATTCCAAAATATGATGTCGTTATTACTTCGTACAAATGAACAAGGGTCTAAACGAGAAGAATTTGCAAAAAAAGTAATTACCGAAAAAATACCAAATTCAAAAGTTGTTACAACTGCAGGGTCTGGTTCAGTCAAAGATGCCGTCCAAAAAATTGACTTAGAAGTTTTCATAAATGGTCAAAAAAATACTTGTCAGGTAAAGGGTTTTATGGAATTAAAACCTGCCGATGGTAAAATAGTTATTATTGGTAGTGGTGAAGTAAGATACTATAATGTTGATTGGATGGTGTTTGTTAACATAAAAATGAGAAGAGTTGTTATCTTCAGAAACACACCAAATATTGTTATGGGAGAGTATGTTTTTGATGAGTCAGATTTGATTTACAACTTAAACCTTTAATAAACTATTTATAGGTATGGCAGCAATTCCAGAACCAGAAAGAAGTAAAATTTATACGAGAATTAAACATCAGTTAGGTGCACCACTTAGAAGTGTTGAACTTGAAGATGAAATGATGGACTCGTTAATGGAACTATCAATCCAAGACTATGAACAATATGTTTTAGATTGGTTAATAGAATCTCAATGGGTTAACTTGGTTAACCTTAATATGAGTGAAAAATCAGTTGCAAACGCACTAATTACAAGAACATTTAATCTTGAGGACCAATACACCTATGCATATTCAAAGATTGTTGGTCTACAAACAGTTGGTCCTTGGGTTCTTAAAAAAGATTACTTTATTCTTAGTGCCAACACACAAACTTATGAGATACCAGCAGGTCGTGAGGTAAACGAATTACTATGGTTTTCAAACCAACCTTGGCAAAACGTGGCTCTTTGGGGTACCGCTGATTTTGGTTTTGCAGGCGTAGGTCTTGGTGGTAACCAAGCGGGTTATGCACAATATGGTAACGCAGGTTCGTACTTTATGATGAGTGGTTTTGACTACCTAATTAGATATCAAGAAGCAAATATTCTTAACCGAATCTTAGGTGGTTCATTAACCTATAGAATTACAGGATTACCGGACGGTAAAAAAATGGTTCATTTGTATAATACACCTGGTGGTAATTTTAACTGGAGTAACTATTCTGAATACGCAGGTAAAGCCGTATGGTATTGGTATTATGATGTTGATGGTGATAGTAGAAAAGATTGTTTAAGAGACAATCCTGACGTTATCAAATTACCTTCAGACGTTCCAATCGAAGACTTAAGTTGGGAAGATTTAAATGCTCCCGCACAACAATGGGTTAGAAGATGGTTTACCGCTTACTGTAAAGAAACTTTAGCGAGAGTTAGAGGAAAATACTCAGGTAATTTAAAAACCCCTGATAGTGAACTTGTAATGGATTATCAGTCACTTTTAACTGAAGCTAAAGACGAAAAGACTAAATTAGACGAAGAATTAAAAGCAAGACTTGAAAGATTACGTCCTGAAAAACAAATGGAAAAAGAAGCTCTAACGGCAGAAAACCTGAATAAACAAATGAAATTTAGGGCAATGCCTCGTCAAATTTATGTTATCTAATTATGGCGGTTATTAAAAGTATTCCATCCCAAAGAATTATTAACGGACAAGTTCAAGAAACTTCCGAAATATCAATCGTATCTGAAGCTTACTATGACACTGCAGGAGAATCTTGTGTTGTTGTAAAAAGTGTGGATAATTCTAAATTAAGATTAAATAGTACAACTACTGACCACGTAGTCGTTAAAGCATTAACTAAAGTTTTAGTTATACCTGATATTGGTAGAGTTGATGAAGCTTATGATGAGATTATGTTAGATTGGGGCGCTTGTGTTGAGTTTAGATTCTGTGCAGGTAATTGGTATATCTTATCATCAGATGGATTAAAACAATCTTAATATTCAATTTTTTTAGATTAATCATATTTTTTTTCTATGAGAATAGAAAATATTAATGAAGTCCCAATTTTAATCCATACAATGGATGCCTACTCTACATATTGGGACACTTGGTACCATTTATTTAAAAAATACACTACAAATCACGGACCAATTTACTTCTTAACTGAAGAAAAAGAACCTTCATTTGTTAATGAAGTTAACCACATTAAATCAGGTAAAGGTGAGTGGGGATATAGACTCAAAAAAGGTTTTGAACAAGTTCCTTCTGATATTCTATTTTATATGCAAGAAGACAATTGGGCGTATGCACCATTTGAATTTAAACAAGAATATTTGGACAAGTTTTATGAACTTGATATACACTCATTGAGATTTCATAAATGTGCTTGGGGTGAAATCAATTATGTTTCAGTTGAAGATAATCTATTTAGGTATACTCAAAATTCACGGTATTTAATGGGACATCAAATGGGTCTTTGGGATAAAAATTTCTTTAAATCAAACGTGTTAGATACTGACAATCCTTGGAGTAGTGAGTTGGAAGGAACACCAAGATGGTATGATACTGACCATAGAATTTATCAATACGACATCGCTTGGTATTGGTCTACTTGTAGAAGAGGTGAATTACAGAATATTGGTAGAGAGATATTAAGTAATAATGGTATCACAGAATTTGATGATACCCCCATTCCACGTCAATCAAACTAATTTATAGAAATATTACCTAAATCACTAATCGTAATATTTTTTAATCTAGTTGTACCGTGAGATAACGACGCAATCTTACCTTGACTTACAAGGTATTGAAATACGTAGTAAAGATAATCAGGTATAACCAAATCAGGACGAGTTACCGTAACTCCAATATGTTCAGGAGAAAACTCACGAGTAGGTGTTCCAACAGTTGTTTCATCTCCTTTACGAATTAACCAAAAATCGGCTTCGGGATTGTTAACACTAAAGTCAACGATGTGTTTCAGTTTCATAATATTAAATATGTTGTTCCCAACCTTCTTCGGCTAATTCATACATATAATCAGGTTCAAGACCTCGTTTCTTCCAATAAGAAACTTCACCGTCAGACATTGTCATAACTTCTTCAAGTTCATCTTGGTCTCCATTACCCAAAGGTAAACCATTGATAAGTTCACATTGAGCTGTGGTAAATAAACCTCTTTTTGATGGGTCAGCAACAATTAGACTCTTTCTTACTTCTTCTTTGAATACAACCATAAGCGGTTCAATACGTTTGTTGAACGTTGTAATTGCTCTCGCAACATTGTATTCGCCAGTCATCTCAGGGTTGTTCTCAAGGTCTTCAGGGTTCAACATATAACAATTTAACGTCACAGTATCACCTTTCTTAACAACATCTCCGTGAGAAGCTCTTTGTCCGTTATTAACATACATAATCATATCCCCCAAGTTAACATTCAATCCGTGATGAATTGCAAGTTCCATATGTGCTTGTCTTGACATCAGAGACCCCGCTTTTGTCTTCTGTGTGCAACGAAACTTGTAGTCCTGTAGTGTTTGTTTAACTTTAGCTTTTTGAGCGATTTTGGCCAAAGGAATTTGTTGGTCCCAAATCTTTTGTAGATACTCGTAATAATACTCCACAAATGATTTACCATCACCCTTTAATAAAAGTTTAATACCCTTATCCAAAAACTCTTCGATGTAACCAGGTAGTTTCTTTGATTTGATTGTGTTACCAACCAATTTGATTTTACCTGAATCGGTAAGTAGAGCATAGTTCTTACGAGCAAGGTTTATACACGATGGCCAAACACCATCGGTATCCAGTGCCATTTCACCTCTCATAAAAATATCGTTGTATTCTGCAACGTCAGCATCAGGTCCCGTATACTCTTTACCCTCTTTTACTTTCCAATTTAATCCTCGACCAATGTATCTGTGACTATCAACATCTTCAGGTGACGAGAAGTTCACACCGTCCGTATCCATTACAAGTGGAATGTAACCACGAGACATAAAGAATTTAATCATTTGACGAAGATATTGTCTACCCGTACAAGTAATCTGTTCTCCCATATACATATCCCCCCAAGCAAATACCTGTGGAGCTGAAAGCGCACCGAACATCGAGTTGATGAAGATTTTAATCGGTAACTGTTTGTTGTTGTATGATGCTGATTTTTTGGGGTCAGATTCATAATACTCCTCAGCAAGTTGTTTGTACAAGATACGAGTATCACGGAAGTATTTTAACATACCTTTCATCGCACCTGTTACGTCACATTGGGGGAACACATCGTGAACCAACTGAATTGATGGATAAAGTGACGAGAAGTCGAGCTTTAATACGCTTTTAGAATACCCTACTTTAAGTAGACGAGACAATCCACCTACGAAGTCTGTCTTGGATTGTTTTGCTGGTATTGCCAAATTATGTTTGTAAGACCACGCTAACATCAACATCTTCCATAGTGTTGCCGTACCCATTGTAGATACTCGCTCATATGTTGTTGGAATCATTGATGCAAGTAGAAACGATGCTTGGTTGAATTCTTTATCAACTTTTAAGGTTTCTTCCAAGTCATCTTGGAGATATCGTTCAACCAATTCGGCACCATCAGTTAATAGATAAGTGTCAGGAAACTTTTTATCCAAATCAACATAGTCACCCTTTTTACGATACTCACCATTTTTGATGTTTAACCAATACTCTTTCTTTTCCTGATACATCTTACCAATAGAGTCGTGACCAATATAAACTCGGTCTGGTTCTTTTGCGTTTACATATTCTGCAATATACTTCAAACCCGCAGATTTGATTGATGAGTTAATTGCTTGAGCTCTACGGACCGCGTGAATAATATCAATTACATTGTAACCCCAAATAGAAGTCTGCATAAAATCCTCAACTTCGTTTGCGAGTTTCAACAAGTTTTTCTTTTGTGATATGGAATGTTCGGGATGTAATGAGTGACATATTTTTTTGATGTCAATTCCCAACGCCTTACATCTTTCAAAAATCCAATACCAGTCAAAGTTTGCTGAGTTGTAACCACCGATAATACTTGGTTTGAGTTCATTAATTACTTTGAAGAACTCGATAATACCGCTCTTCTCTTGTGTCTCATCAATACATTCGATAATTCTATTATAACCTTTGTTTGTTCTAATACCAATCATAAAGATACGACCGTCTCTTGGTTCGAGTGAGGTCGTCTCTAAGTCGAATACCAATCGAGACACGTCATCATAGTCTTCATACCCCTTAAATAATCGTTTTTGTTTTGAAACGAAATATTGTTCTACAGGTGGTAGAATCAAAATCTTATCTTTAAATTTTTCACCCCAAGGGTCTGCTCCACCATCACGGAAGAACTGAATCAAACTTCTATACCCCTTCAAAGATTTAACCATATAGGTCAAACCTTTTTCCATTCGTTCATCACCGTGAGTATCTAATTTGTCAATAACAATCCCGTGTTTTGACATTGCTTCTTTTTGAGCTCCTTTGGAGTTTCCGTAGAAATTTAATCCACGTAAATCACCAACCCAACAAAATGGAATGAATGTATCTTTTCGGATTTCTTTACCCTTACCAGGAATTTCTTTGATTTTATAAATGGAGTCTGAGGCGTAATCAAATTCTACCGCCACGATAAATTCTTCAGGGTCGTTCCCTTCCAAGAATTCTTTGATTTCTTGTTGTTCAATCATAATTTAAGTTTTACCGAGTGACTTATTTTCTTCCACACCGTGTGGAGTTTGTCTTACTCATTCAACTATAAATATAGATTGTAAAAGTGAATCTGTCAATTAGCAACAAGCAGTTTTTGCAATAAAGCTGTCTTCAACATTAATATACAACTCTTCTCTAATAGGAACAATTAAATCACCCTCAAAGTTCTTGATTAAGAATTGTCCTTTGTATCTACCAGGAGTATTTGTGTCCCTTGCAGTAAATTGATAGTAGATATAATATTCTGTTGGAGCTCCGTCAGCCAAAATTAAACTAACAATAGAACAGGGCGCTGAAACAATCTTGGGAATACCCGTTGCCTCATTAATCATTGAGAAGTATATTGCTGAAACCTCTAAAAGGTCCATCAACTCCAAATAACCTGACCTACCGTCTTGAACGACCTGCATTTTTAATACAGGTAAAGTAGCATTTTTTCTGATAAAGAATTCCATACAAAGATAAATACTTTGTTAAGACTCTTTTCTCAAGCTTCTGTCATAATGTTCAAATCTATCGTGCTCAGTTGGGGTTGCAAATAACAATGCCGACTTGATATTACCCTTTTTAGTTTCTTGGAAAATGTAACTCATCCAAGTTTGTTCAAAAGGACGGTCCCACTTTGTTGTTAAGAACATTTTCTCGTTTCCATATCTTGTAACAACTTGTGGCCAGTTACAATAATAAACTTCACCAATACCATAAGGTAATCCTTGATATGAATATACTGCGTCAAATTTAGTTCTTGGCGCATTAGGGTCTAATCCTTGAACAGGTAGGTTTGGTTTTTCAGGCCAAAACTTTTCTCTAACTGTTTGAGGAACATTATACCAAGACCATTGAACTCCATTGTCCCCAAAAAACTCAGAATAATTTAGTTTCAAAAAGTCTAATGAGTTTTCTCGGGTAATCTTCATAGACTTATTGTATAGGTCCTGAATATTTCTAATGAACCCATTTCTACAAACAGTATCTTTACCATCATAGAAGAACATATCGTCTTCAAAGAACCAATAAAAATCAAAACCATTTTCTTGTGCGTGTTCAGCGATAAATTGTCTACCACCACAGATACCTAAGTTATCTTTTTTAATGTGTTCAAACTCGTATAACTTACAAAGTTCCGAGTATTCCTCGGTAGTTGACAAGTCACTTGAATTATCTAAAAGATATTTCTTTTTAGGTTTTGTTAAGAAATTTTCATCATATAACTCCATAGACTTAATCAATGTTTTAAATTGATTAGGACTATTGAATGTAATTACATAGAGTGAGGTGTTATCATAATCTAAATCACTATAAGACTGTTTACCTGAAATATTTTTAACTTTATAGGTATCATTTTTAACATCTTCACAAAACTTAGAGATAAGTCCGTTACCATCAATTTCGTGGTAATCAAACATATCGTTGTGTCTGTATAACATAATACTGAATAAAGATTCTTCAGTGCCCATTAAACCTCTACCTAAAGTCTCACTTAAAACACTATAATAAAGACTATTAACGTCTGTTATCATACTTTTTAATCCACCAAACAAACCTCCTCTACAAACAAGTTTTACATCTTGTCCTGCGTAATCATTAATCGTTGGGTATTTGAATCCGTGAATTTCATTTTCAGCGTCATATGGGAACGCCACAAACCCAAATCTTGGAAATACCTTATCGAATTTTTCTTGAATTTTATCGTGTGTAAAATATCCAGGATGAACCGTATTTGTAATACCTGCATCAATCCAAAACAAATGTGTGGAGTCAAATTTGTCAAATATTTTTGCATCGTGCAATACAAACATTTTTGACATAACAAGAGGGTTATACATATCAAGTTTTGCTTGAGTTGATTCTGGCAGCCATCCCGATTGACTATACCATTCAGGGTTTGTTCTTATAGACTGAATGATTTCATAAAAATCATTTTTAAACCATTCTTGAGGTCTTACAATAAATTGGGTATTTTCATTATTTCTATTTGGTTGTGAAAATACGAATTCTTCAAGTTCTTTATCACCAAAAATAATAAAGTTAGTGTCTTGTCTTAAAAGTTCCGAGAACTTTTGTAGATAATGGTCAAACGACCTTGACCATCCTTCAGTCAAAGAGTCACGTTTAATATTCCAAAGTCCGGTTACAAATGTAATTTTACTCATCGATTTTATTTAATTCTTCTAAAATTTTATAGAAACTTTTGTTTTCAACAAAGTAACTGTCAGGGGTTTCTCTTGGAGCGTTATCTCTACACCACCAAGTATCAAAATGTTTTCTAACAAAATATTCTGAATGGTTGTAAAACATTAGTGTCATAAACAATTCTTCAGGAAAAGGTCTTTTATCCTCTTCAATAATCTTGTCAGCGTAATTCTCAAACATAGGTACTAATGTCTCCCATAATTCTCGTTTACCACCGAACATACCACCAATAATATGAATTGTTCTATCATAATTGGTATACCATTTTGGGTCAACTGTTTGAGACCAAAAATTTCTATCATTATCTTTACCAATCAAAAAGAATTTATCTCCTGAAAATTCTACAACATTTTTTAAAAAATCATTATTAAATAACGATGACTCATAAAACTTTCTTGGACCGTTTTCTACCGTAAGGTATTTGTTCGGTATTAATCCGCTATGTGATAAACCAGCATCAATCCAATAATAATAATCGTATGTTTTATCTTCGTTCCACCACCAACTAAACTTTTGATATTGTATTTCAAAACATCTATCACTTTTTTTAGCGTCTTCATAGTTTTTATACTTTTGAAGTAGTGTTTCATATCTTGTGGTTCTTAAGTTAGACAACTCAAATTTTAATTTATCTTCAGATATACCATTTTCAACATAAAAGAAATTTTTTAATCTATCAATTTCTCTTGTTGAGGTATAACACACAAAATCAGCATCGGTCATTTTTAATAGTGAGAGAAGTGAATTTAAGTAATGACCAAATCTTGATGGTCTACCGCCTAACTCAGTCCCATATAGGTCACCGTAAATACAGGTTATAAATTTAACTGACATAATAATATTCTTTATGAATGTTTTCTTTTTTCATTGTTTTATTGTTTACGTTATTCATAAACTCATTAGGTATTTTTACCTCACTATAAAGGTTCCAATTGTATGTTTGACCGTAAAAATTATTACACATTTGTTGTGAAACGTCTGACCAGTCATTAGTAATTTGTGGTGCTATGGGTAGAATTGGGCAATAACTTTGTTTTTTTAAATATACTTTTTGATATATGTAATCATCCACTGCGTAAAATCTTCTACGTTCATCTTCTTCTATGGAAATAACATCATCATATGATGATTCGTGATACAATATCATATTTGTTGCAAAAATACCTCTGTGTTCAGGAGACGCTGGTGGTAGATTAGTAATATCATTTAATAGTGGGTGTTTTTCGCTCCTATTAACATATCTATTTAAAGTTGGTGCCAAGTTAAAAACTGCGTATTCAAGACTTTGACACTCATCTTCGATTGCTTTTAATAAAGATTTTGCATACGGCATAACAACACAATCATCTTCAATAATAAGAACTTCTTTATATCCTCTTTCTTTCGCAATTTTTAAAATAGCCGTGTGGGAAAGTGTACAACCCACGTGGCTATTAGTATCAACCGCCTTGAATAACTCAAAATCCCATTCAAGATATTCCATTTCTTTTTTAATGGATTCTAATCTATCAGGTCTTCTTTCAAGATTTACTACAAATTTTGGTATTGTATTGAACTTCATTTTTTAAAGATTTCCTGTTAATCTATCACACCAACCCTTAGATTCTGAGTGAGGCCATACAACCCAATATTTAGGTTTTTCTGCTGTTTGGAATTCTCTCCATACTTTACAATATCCATCAGGGTCTCTTAACATTGAAGTAATTTCATTTTTATCAGCGTCTTTTCTAAAGATTGTTTCATCATTTTCATTGTGGAACGCAACCACCCAAAAATCATAATCTTTTTCAGGTACTGAAGAATAACCAATATCAATACAGTGTTTGAATACTTGTGCGAAATCGGCTTTCCAATCATCTTCAGACTCATAATTGTATGGATTTGGCGGATATTTTTTATCAATTGTGTATTGCTGAACAGCTCTTTTTTCAAATAAAAGACCCGCATATTTTTCATAATCTCTTAAACTTCTAACGGTACCAAAGCCATAAGGACCATCGTGACCTTCTTGAGTTTCACCGTCCATACCAAACAACTTTCTATTTGTTAAGTGTGAGTGATTATTTTTATTAACCCATTCTTTGTCATCATCCCATTGTTTTGTTCTTCCTTTACGAGTATACTCGTGCCAAATTAATGTTTTATGTGGGTGAAACAAATCATAACCCCAAGTATATGCTCTTGCGGCGATTGAAATTTCTTCTCCGTGGAAGTAATATTCGGGATTGTGTTGTACCTCGTTTGAGAATTCACCTAATGTAAAACAATAGTGTGCAGAATAGAATCTTGCGGGGATTGGTTCTTTTAAATCTTGCCAACCAGGAATTGTTTCAGGTAAGAAAAATACCGCACCTTCAGGAATAAATCTATCAAAAACCATTCTCCAAGGGTCTTGAACTCTACCTGCAGGGTCGTTTTCAGGGTCAAATGATGAAACATATCCTGTTAATAAAGGTTTTTTATGACCTTTCTTTTGAAGTTGTTTAATCATCTTAATCATCTCGTCATCCCAATTAGGTGCGAACCTCATATGTGAGTCAATTTGTAGGGTATATTCTTCACCCTCATAAAGTTGTTGTGTTAAGTTTCTAGCCCAACAAACGCCTTTAGATTCTTCGTGTGGAATATCTAAAACTCTGAATCTTTTATCCCCTTCAAATTCTTCTAAACTGTCAAATTTATCATCGGGGTGAAATTGTCTTGCAATACCAAATCTAATATTTTTTGGTTTTTTAGCATTTTCCAACATATTCTTAATTGTTGGAACGAGTTGTGGGTCTCTATAGGACGCAATTTGAACAAAAATTTTCATTACACTTTTTTTTAAAAAATAAAAAACCCTCCAATAAAGTGGAGGGTTTATATGAAAGTTGTTTTAAATAATTTGAATTAACATCCGTTAGGGTCTGTCTGAACAATAACTCCTGAAGAATCTGTTCTGTACCAAGCGGTACCGTTAGACCAATATGCAACTCCTACAGGGTTTGATAATGGGTCAATTGTTTGATATAATGTCTCACCTAAGTTTGGTCCTACACCACCTGATACCGAACCATAAACTGTAATAGGACTAGCCGCACAAGCTAAGTTAGCGGTTGAGCCTGATGATAACGAGTAAACATAATTATTTCTTGTTGGTGTTGGTGTTGGTGTACTTGTTCCTGTGTTAGTTGGTGTTTGAGTATTAGTTGGAGTATTAGTTGCGGTATTAGTTGGTGTTTGAGTATTAGTTGGTGTTGGTGTGTTAGTTGCTGTTTGTGTTGGTGTTGGTGTTAATGTTGGACATATTGAGAATCCATTTAATTCATAACCTGCAGAATCTAACTCAACAACTTGACCCGAATTCTGATAGAAACCTGACATATCAGTTGTTACAGGTCCTGAAGGAGAATCATAGAAGAAAATATTTTGGTCAAAGAATTGATTTATACCATATATCTCAATAGACGTACCGTAATTACCACAAGCATCAAGGGCATTATTTGCGAAATTCACGGCAAATTGGAATCTAGCAGGTTCAGTTGTTGATGGTGTTGGAGTTGGTGTTTGAGTATTAGTTGCGGTGTTTGTTGGTGTTTGAGTAATAGTTGGTGTTGGTGTGTTAGATGATGTGTTGGTTGGAGTATTAGTCGGGGTTTGAGTTTGGGTACTAGTCGGAGTGTTAGTTGGTGTTTGTGTATTTGTAGGTGTTTGCGTTGGTGTACCTGTTTGAGTATTTGTTGGTGTTTGTGTTTGAGTTGATGTATTTGTTATAGTATTAGTCGGTGTCTGAGTTGGTGTATTTGTTGCGGTATTAGTTGGTGTTTGTGTTTGGGTATTACTTGGTGTGTTAGTTACAGTATTTGTTGGTGTATTAGTTACAGTATTTGTTGGTGTTGGTGTAGGCGTTTTGGTTTGAGTATTAGTTGGGGTTTGAGTATTAGTTGCGGTGATAGACGGTGTTGGAGTTGGGGTTCTTGTATTAGTTGGTGTTGGAGTATTAGTCGCAGTTTGAGATGGTGTTGGTGAAATAGGAGGGAATGTCTCCTCAACAATAGTAAATTGTGCTGATAAAGCAGCTTGAAACGTACCATTAACCAACCAAATATTTCGTACTTGACCAGGTGTTAATAAGATATCGTATTCCCACATATTGTTGGAACACTCTTGATAAGAGAAAGTTAATCCCTGAGCTGTGTTATTAGTTAGTATGTATTTTTTACAAGCCATTTTAGTAGTTCTTTATTATTAAATATCATCAATATGTTATTAACAACTGCCAGTGTCTATAATAACTCCTGACCCGTTAGTTTGGATATAATTATGCCCATCAGAATAGAATGATGCTTCAGTTGTTGAGGTCATTGCAAAATTTAAATAAACAATATCACCATTAATCAAATTTGAAAATAGTTTTGTCGAATATCTTGGTGCATTTCCCTGTGGATAGTTATTACAAGCATTTACCGACAAAGTATCATCAATCCCTAAATCAGAATATTCAAACACTACTTGTGTTGGGGTTGGAGTCGGGGTTGATGTACGTGTTGGTGTTACTGATTGTGTTGGAGTAGGAGTTAACGTTGGAGTAACTGATGGCGTTGGTGTATTAGTCGGAGTCTGAGATGGTGTTGGTGAAATAGGTGGAAACACTTCTTCAGTGATTGTGAATTGTGCCTCTAAAGCCGCTTGAAAAGTTCCGTTAACTAACCAAATATTTCTAACTTGACCAGGTGTTAATAAGATATCGTATTCCCACATATTGTTGGAACATTCTTGATAAGAAAAAGTTAAACCTTGTGAGGTGTTGTTTGTTAAAGTATATTTTTTACAAGACATAATATTTTATTAACTATTTAAACAAGTTATACAATTATTCCAAGGACCCGATATAACGTCTGCGAATGTGGTTACTGTTGCAGTTGTTGTTGATATTATCGTGTAACAAGAAACACCATCATTAATTACATCTAATTTATAGATTTTACCCGTCTGTAAAGTATCATAAATACCAAACTGACCAACAAATCCTGAAGAACAATCTTGTACTAAATATTTTTTAGCCCCTTGAGGTGTGTCAGTAGGTGTTACTGACGGTGTATTTGTATTTGTTGGTGTTGGACTTGCGGTATTAGTTGGAGTCTGTGTTTGTGTTGGAGTCTGTGTTTGTGTTGTTGTATTAGTTGGGGTTTGTGTTGGAGTATTTGATGCCGTGTTTGTTGGTGTCTGTGTTGCGGTATTAGTTGGTGTCTGTGTTTGTGTTGCCGTGTTAGTCGGAGTTTGAGTCGGAGTTTGAGTTGAGGTATTGGTTGGTGTATTTGTTGCAGTATTTGTTGGTGTTTGAGTTGGTGTTGGCGTATTACTAGCAGTATTAGTTGGTGTCTGAGTAGGTGTGTTGGTGGCAGTGTTTGTTGGTGTTTGAGTTGCGGTATTTGTTGGAGTATTTGTTGGTGTTTGAGTAGGTGTATTTGTTGCGGTATTAGTTGGAGTGTTAGTTGCAGTATTAGTTGGTGTCTGAGTTGGTGTATTTGTTGCAGTATTAGTTGGGGTATTTGTTGCTGTGTTTGTTGGAGTCTGAGTCTGAGTTGGAGTTTGAGTTGGTGTAGGTGTGTTGGTTGCGGTATTAGTCGGAGTTTGAGTTTGGGTAGGTGTATTTGTTGCTGTGTTAGTTGGAGTCTGAGTTTGAGTTGGAGTTTGAGTTTGGGTTGGTGTTTGGGTAGGTGTAGGTGTAAGTGTTACGCATATTGAATACCCACCTGTTTCATTACCTGATGAATCCAACTCAACAACTTGTGCAGATTGTTGGTAGTAACCTGTCATATCAACGGTTACTGGACCTGACGGAGAATTGTAGAAGAAATTGTTTTGGTCGAATATAGTTTCAATACCATATATGGTAGTTGATGTTCCATAATTACCACAAGCCTCATCATATGTACCACCTTTGATAACTGAGAACGCATATCTTGGTGGTTCACTTGGGGTTGGAGTTTGTGTTTGTGTTTGTGTCGGAGTTTGTGTTTGTGTCGGAGTTTGTGTTTGTGTCGGAGTTTGTGTTGGAGTCTCTGTATTAGTTGGTGTTTGGGTTGGTGTTGAACCTAATGTAGATGTTGGTGTCTGAGTTGGTGTAGATGTTGGTGTGTTTGTCGCAGTATTAGTTGGTGTGTTTGTTGCGGTATTAGTTGGTGTGTTTGTTGCGGTATTAGTTGGCGTATTTGTCGCAGTATTAGTTGGTGTGTTTGTTGCGGTATTAGTTGGCGTATTTGTTGCGGTGTTAGTTGGCGTATTTGTTACCGTATTAGTTGGAGTTTGTGTCGGAGTATTTGTATTACTTGGAGTTTGAGTTGGGGTTGAACCTAAAGTTGACGTTGGTGTTTGAGTAGGTGTAGGTGTCTGTGTGTTTGTAGGTGTCTGTGTGTTTGTAGGTGTTTGAGTTGCAGTATTTGTTGGCGTCGGCGTATTAGTTGTTGTATTAGTAGGTGTTGTTGTTGGTGTAACAGTCATTGTTGGCGTACTCGTACTAGTTACCGTAGGCGTAGGTGTTGGGCTTACTGGTGGAACCGTAACTTCTAAAGTGTAAGTGTAGTCATATGTTGGAATGTACATTTCAAACACACCATAATAGTATGATGAAATATAATTAAATGGTATTACTTGCGTACCCAAATCTATTGTACCCCCCGAAGCAGGTAGATACGTTACTTCAGCGGTTTGACCACTTAAATTATTACTTAAAATTCTAATTCCAATTGCCATATTCTAATAAATAGTTGAATCCAAATAAGATTTATAAAATGTCATAAGATAAATCGTTATTTGGTAATAATGTATAATTCAGGTCATTATTCGGAAGTAATACGAAACCTAAATCGTTATCAGGTATTGATATGTAATAGAAGTCATTTGCCGGTATAACAATAGTACAATCAATACAATCAGTATCTAATAAATCATACTTATTTTTTAGTAACCTAAAATTGTGTCTAATTTGTGACGCATCCAAAGGTTCGGTATACATTCTAAACGCACTGATATCACCAATGAAACTACCACCAAAAATCTCTTCTAAATGTATTTCAGTTGTTAAACCTGAATAGATTGTGTGTTCCAAATCATAATCAGTCAAACACTCAGGGTCTTGTTGATATGTAATTGCCGACAATGTCGGAGCACATCCACCCGAAAAAGTTAAGTTGTCTTTTAATCCTTGAGTTCCCCCACCTAATGAAATGTTGTATGGAACCCCAATTTGTTTTTCTTTATATGTGTTTAATGGTCGAGCAACAATTTCTTCAAAATCATCGATAATCATAAATTGTTTACCGTTAACATAAACATAAAGTTTACCTAACCTGTATTTTCTTTGTTGAATCCAATAATCGTTAATTTCAACAACATCCGTTGTTGCGGGAACGTCTTTAGGGTTGTGTGTAATTGGGGGTTCAATTAGGGAGACGCTATTGTTTGCTGTGGTTGCGGTATAAATCTCAGTGACCAATTGTCCTAATCCACCAAGAGAATATTGGTCCTTACAATCTAACCAATCATTTCTTCTAAACACAACATCAATTTGAACCCAGTGTTCCACATTTGGATATGTTGTTCCTGTACATCCATCAAAAATTCCTTTTGATGAACACCACTCGATTACCGTGGTTCCTGTTACAAATGTTGTTCCTGTTTCACAAGTTCCCGTTGTAACACAAGAACCCGTTATTAGATACTCTTTAACACAGACTTTAGGGTTACCAGTATCACCGCTAAGTCTAACTGACATACCGTTTGAAACCCCGTCATATAACGGGTCTAGTTCAGGATATTCGGCTTTAACCTCACACTGACAAGCACATCCACAACTACAGTTTTTGGATGTTCCTCCTGACATTTGATAAACGTGAATACACTGATTTGAATTTGTGTAACCTGTTTCGTGACAAAGACAAGTTTTCATACAAGTCAAACCTGATGTTACTCTTGTATATCCTGTGTCACTTTCAGGACTTCCGTCAGGATAGTGATAAAATTTATTTTCGGCTCTTGTCCCCAAATAGAAGAAGGTACCTTTGTTATTTGGGTATCTATTATTAATACCGACACTTGTATCACCTGTCCATCTGTATTTTAATAAAAACTCAGCGGTCCAACCTTGATTAGTTCTAACAGGGAATGTATCATAATCGTATCCTTGTAATTTAAAAAACCCTTGGAAGAATCCTCCGTTAAGTGTTGCCACGGTTCCGATACGACCGCCAGCATTAGACCAACTTAAATTATAGTTATATGAGTTGTCATTCCACAATCTGTTTGAAGGAGTTGTACTACCAGTAATTGGATGCATTTTAAATCTCCTATCGTACTTGTATCTGTTATATGTTTCGGCGGTTGTTGTGTACAGTCCTGTCGTAATGTCTATTGAAACCCCTGACATTTGTAATGTCAAACCATTGTCAATTCCTGTAAGTCCTACGTCACACAATGTTGACGCACAAACACAAAAGTTTGGGTCAATGTTTTTTGGGTTGTAATAATTTTCAGAAACTATTGTGTCATATAAAAATTCGTTTCTTAAAGGAGCAATTGTTGTTCCAGTAGAATTGAAATCAAATTTCAAAGGCATTCTATTACCATCATCTTCAGCGATTAGAAATGGTGAAAAGATAACCTCTTGGTTATAATCTTTTTCGTCAGATGCTAAACAAAAATCAGTTACTTGGTTTACCGGTAGTAATCCAATTCTACGATAATTGTATTGATTAATATTTTGATATGCCATAGTGTATATGATAAATACCCGGGTTAGATGTATTTATAGATAAAAAAACTGATGATTAATCTTAATGAGGAATATTTCGAATCAGGATACTACTTTCTTTTGAGAGAAAAGAAGGATGGGATACATATGTGGTACTCTGTATCTAAGACTATTAATGAAGCCAGAGAACAAGATGATTATATTAAATTCCCAAAAGATATGTTAAGCAAGGTCCAAAAATATTTGGATAGGTTAACAAAAAATAAAAAGTCAAAAACTCAAAAAGAAGTTAAGAGTGAATTGGAAGAATTGGTCGATGGTGACGGAAACTTAAATTCATCAAGAGTTCCTATCCTTGACCCAAGATTGTTTCCTAAAAAGACTATGGACCAAACAGTTGCTTCTGCAACACAACCTTCAGGAAACCTATGGTGGACATCAAGAGGTGGATGGGGTAGGTCTGTTCAAGCCGAAGAAGATATGTCGGGAGCATTTGGGTATGAAGAAACTAAAGATTTACCACCAAAACAAACCATCAAAAAATTGGCGGATATGGGTGTTGATAACCCTGTTGAAAGAGCGATTGAATTTGGTAAAGACCCAAAAATCAAGCAATCTAAAAAAGCTCGTGGTAGTAAAATGAGAATTAGATTACAAGAAAAAGAAGCAATTGATAGTTTCAGAAAAGATGAAATGGAAAAAATTGTAAAAGAAATTTTACTCTCAAAGAAAAAAAATGATAAGGACCTTACTAAAAAGACAAAAGAAACAAATATGTCCAAAAAAAATAAAATGGATGTTTTAACAAAAAAAATTAGTAAGACATTAAAAAACAACATAATTAATTCATCTCGTGAACAGTAATCTTTATAATACTAGTTTAGGTGTTGTTATTTTGCCGGATGAAATAAAAAATCATCTTAGAATTTGTTTTGCCAAAGCCAAAGGTGCCGATGAAAATACCGAAGGTTTTAATAGAAACAAAGAACTTCAAAACCAAACACAAATCACTTACAAACAATTAAAAAGAATTAAAAACTTTTTTGATAATTTTAAGGGTAATGACACCGATTTATCTTGGATTTTAAATGGTGAGGGTGTTATGAAATCTTGGGTTGATAACTCGTTAAATCAAATGAGGAACAACTCACATCAAAAAAATCAAGAAGATACTAAACCTGATGATTCAAAGGTGACACATAGTGATTTAAAAACTAATATGTCCGACTATATGAGACCATCTAAACAACACAAAACAACTTCCAAAAAACACTCAACATCTGTTTTTGAATCTAAAGTTGTTGATAACCTTAAAAGGATAAACGAAATAATGTCAAAATTATAATTTATGTCAAGCTCAAGTCCATATAACATTGATTTAAGTCAAACAGAATCAAATCAATTAACAGCAATTGCAGACGCTGAAAGAAAAAAATTAATAACTCGTAATGATTTTGCACAAAGTGTTGATGAGTATGGTGTGACCAATTCTCAAGCACTTGCAGATGGTGATGAAATGGGTCGTGGTACTGGTGTATTCTTAGATGTGTACAATGATACTGCGGGTACCAGCACCGATATTTTTGAAAGAAAAAACGAGATTAAAATTAACAAATACGATAAATTTAAAACATACCCTAATTTCTAATGAAATTATTGTCCACTTTTAAGGGATTGCTGAATGAGGTTGCGTCACTAGACTCAATCCAAAATGCAATTCGCAATAAACAAAAAGTGGTAATTTACTACGATGGTGACGAACCAGGTGGTAAAGGTTTGAGGGTTATCGAACCCGTATGTTTAGGTAGGAGTAAAAGAAATAATTTAGTTTTAAGGGCTTGGGACGATGAAGGAGCTTCGCATAGAGGTTACTTAGGTACAAGACCTATGCCGGGATGGAGACTATTTAAAGTCGATAAAATCGTATCTTTCAAACCAACAGGAGAAAATTTTGAAACTGCAAGACCAAATTACAATCCAAATGGTGACAAAAGTATGATTTCGATTATTATTAATGCAATATTTTAATTATGGACATAGAAAAGTTAATGATGGCAAAGGCCATTATGGATAGAACCAAACAAATGGACTCGGGAGAGGTTGCTAAACCACAACAAAGAATGCAACTAGAAAATTTTGATGCTCCACAAGCCAAATACAATTTACCAAGTGATTTAATGGAAGGTATTGGTCAACCACAAATGAACATACCTACCAAACAAAATAATGGTATGGGTTTTAGTAAACCATCGGTAGATGCAATTAAGAAATCTAAGTTACCAGATGAGATTAAAAGATTAATGATTGAACACCCAATCGACAATCCAAATACAATGTCGGGTCCAACATTATCTGATGACTTAATTGAAAAGGCATCAAGACTTATGGGCACTAAACCACAAGTTAACGAACAATCACAACCTCAAACCGTATCAAGTAATTCAGATATTAAAAAAATGGTAAAAGAAGCGGTACGTGAAATTTTGTCTGAAAGTGGTTTAATTACTGAATCTACAGAAAAGTCGAATGATGTTTTTACATTTAGAGTTGGTAAACACCTTTTTGAAGGTAAGCTGACCAAAATTAAAAAAATGAGATAGTCCTTTCTTATTATGATTTGAATTCGTATATTTTAGTTTAAAGTATACGATATTATGTCAAAAATTAATGTTTTATGTGTCCCATCTGACCGTTCAGGTGTTGGCAAATTCAGGTCGTTAGACCCCCACATTTTTCTTCAAAATCAATATCCCGAGGATTTTTTTGTTGAGATTGATTACAATCCACCTATGAATGATTTGAATTTCTATAAGAAATTCCAAATTGTACATTTCCATAGAAGTATCACAGGAGACTTTGATGCATCTAAAAAGTTAGTTGAGGAACTAAATAAAATGGGTGTTATCACAATTTGTGATATCGATGACTATTGGATGCCAAGCAAAGACCACCCAATTCACGATGTTATTATGTATAATAAAATCAATGAAAGAATTGTTGAAAGTCTTAAAGGGGCACAATACGTAACAACAACCACCACTTTATTCGCAGATGAAATTAAAAAGATTAATAAAAATGTGTTTGTATTACCAAACGCAGTTAATCCCGAAGAACCACAATTCAAAGAAGTAACACCCGAATCTGATAGACTCAGAATTGGTTGGTTAGGTGGTTCATCACATATGGGTGATTTGAAGTTGTTAGACAACTCATTTAATAAATTACTCCAATTCAAAGATAAAGTTCAATATGTTCTTTGTGGGTTTGACACAAGAGGTACGATTACTGAAATTAACGGTCAAACAGGTGAACAGAAGAAAAGACAAATTCTTCCTCACGAAACTGTGTGGGCTAGATACGAAGAAATCTTTACACAAAACTATAAAGTTGTTTCAGAAGATTTTAAAAATCATTTGATGAAGTTTGAACAAGGTGAAAAACCTGAGTTTTTAGGGGAGGGTTACCGTCGTGTTTGGACACTTCCTGTTACATCATATGCTAAAAATTATTCTAAGATGGACGTTTCATTGGCCCCAATCAAAAACCATATGTTTAACAGAATGAAGTCTCAACTTAAAGTTATTGAGGCGGGATTCTATAAAAAAGCTGTTGTGGCGTCTGATTTGGGTCCCTACACACTTGATTTGACACACTCATTAGACAAACACGGTAAGTTTACAGATGGTAACGCGCTACTAGTTAGTGAATACTCAAACGCTCACGATTGGGCTAAATATTTGGAGAAATTAATCAAAAACCGTAATTTTGCTACTGACTTGGGTGAGAGATTGTATGAGTCTGTTAAAGACAAATATGATTTGAAAAATGTCACTAAAGACCGAGCAGAATTGTACAAAAGTTTAATTAAATAATATGATTAAGATTCCATTACCTAAAATTCTTTTTCTTGACATTGAGACTGTCGGACTAACAAAAGACTATGACCATTGCAAAAAGGAATACCCAAAAATTGCCGAACAATTTGATAAGTATTTTGATTGGTTTTTGAAAAGGTTCCCTGAAGACCAACTGATTGGTAAAAACGAAGATGAACAAAAAAATCTTGTGTTTTCTTCACGAGCAGCTTTGGTTCCTGAATTTGCAAAGATTGTTTGTATCAGTGTTGCGTTTGTTATGGAAAATGGTGATATTAAGAAACAAACATTCCACAACGATAATGAACAACACTTGTTGGTGGATTGTCAAAAGTTACTTGACCGTTGTGGTAGATTAGAATTTTGGTTGTGTGGACATAACCTTAAGAACTTTGATATTCCTATGATGGCAAAAAGAATGATTATCAACGGATTAATGCCACCATCAATCTTACCGTCTTATGACACAAAACCTTGGGAGATTAGAGCGATTGACACCAAAGAAATTTGGCAATACGGTGCATACACAGCAATTGGTTCTTTGGACCTTATGTGTACCTGTATGGACGTTCCATCTCCTAAAGAAGGTGAGGTTACAGGGGCTAAGGTTCACGACGCGTATTGGAATAAAGGTATGTTAAAAGAAATTGCCGAATATTGTGAAAGAGATGTTCAGGTATTAATTGATGTTGTTCAAAAATTAAAAGCACTTATATGATTGATTTTGAATCAGACCCAGAATTAAACGATGAGATTAAAAGACTCTTCGACGAAATTAAAAATTTTAAAGACGAGAATGATGATGAGGATTTGATGTCCGAAATTGAATCCCGTTTAGGTTTACCTTTTGACGAATTTGAAAAGTTATTAGGGGACGCCTTAACAAAAAAACCATTGTTCTATAAAAAACTACACGAAGATGCTGTAGACCCAAAGTACGCATATGAAACCGATTCAGGTTTTGATTTACACAGTGTAGAAGAAATCCATTTCTTACCATTTGAACGTAAGTTAGTTCCAACAGGATTATCATTTGATATTCCTGAAGGTTTTGAAATTCAAGTAAGAACTAAAAGTGGGTTGGCAATTAAACAAGGACTTATGGTTTTGAATAGTCCTGGAACTGTAGACCAAGGATACACAGGTGAGGTCAAAGTTATTCTAATGAATATGAATAATATGGCGGTTACCGTTGAAAAAGGACAGAAGGTTGCTCAAGGCGTTTTATGTCCTGTAGAATCAGGTAAAAAAGTTTCTTTGGTGGAAGATGAATTTGAGGATAAAGAACGTGGTTCAAATGGATTTGGTTCAACAGGAATTTAAAAAATAAGATATGATTACTATTGGATATTCTACCCGAGAAAGTAAACCTGAGTTTATTGAATACTTAAAAACCTCATCAGGTTATGCCAAAAATGTTAGGGTTATTGAGAAAGTTAATAATGGTGAAAAATCACTATCACAAGTTTATAATGAAATTTTAAATGAAAGTGAAACTGATATTGTAATCTTTTGTCACGATGATATCTATTTTGATAGTACTGGATGGTATCATAAAATACTAAAACATTTTGAAAAAACAGATTACGGAATTTTAGGTGTTGCTGGTACCAAATTTATGAGTGAAAATGGTACTTGGTGGTCCGACAGAAGAAAGATGTATGGTGTTGTTAATCACGAAAGTGGGGGTAAAAAATGGGAATCAAAATACTCCACATCATTAGGAAACGGTATCGATGATGTTGTTGTTCTTGACGGTGTTTTTTTAGTGGTTCATAAGAATAGAATTAATCATAACTTTGTCGAAGAATTTGAGGGATTTCACTTCTACGATATTCCATTTTGTTTTGAGAACTTTTTAAGTGGTGTAAAACTTGGTGTTATGTATAACGTAAGAATTACTCACAAATCAGTTGGTATGACTAACGAACAATGGGAGATAAATCGAAAAAAATTCGAGGAAAAATACAATCAACATCTACCACAAAAATTGGCATTAGACCCTAAGACAAAATTAAAGATTTTGTTTACTTGTTTATCATTTAAAACATTGACAGGTTCTGAACTTTATGTATACCAATTAGCCAAGTCACTTAAGAAAATGGGACACGATGTTTCTGTTATGTCAGAAATTGGTGGTCCTTTAACTGATATGGCAAAAAAAGATGGTATCAAAGTTTATTCAATTAGAGAACCTTTGGGCTATAAATTAGGAGATGGAAAGTGGAGTTTTCAAAATGGTGAAATTTCACAACCAAATGTCCTATACCCTGTTGGAGAATTGATGGTAGATTTAATTCACACTCAACACAAACCAATCACAGAACATATTTGTAGACTTTATCCAAACATACCAAAAATATCCACAATACATTCTGAAGTAATTGATTTGGAAATTCCATATGTTCACGAATCTATTAAAAAATACATTGCAATCAGACCTGAAATTAAAGATTATTTGATTACTGAACACTCAATCGACGAGGAAAAAATTAAAGTAATTTACAACCCAATTGATAATACAAAATTTAAATCATCGACAACAAGTGAGGATTATGTTCTGTTTGTCGGTACTTTAGATTATTTGAGAAAAAATACAATTTTTGATTTAGTTGAGAAAACTAAAGAAAGGGGTTTGAAATTAGTGGTTGTTGGTGAAGATAAATCAATTTATTTAAACGAATTAAAAAGTCACTCTCACGTAGAATATTATCCTGCGACTTGGTCGGTTGAGAAATATGTTTCAAAGTGTAAAGAAACTGCAGGTATTCAATTAGGGAGAACAACTATTGAAGGTTGGATTTCAGGTAAACCAGGTTGGATTTATAAAGTCGATGCTCAAGGGAATATAATGGATATTGAGTATCACGAACCCCCAACTGATGTGGATAAATACTATTCGGAAAATGTTACTAAACAAGTAATTGATGAATATCTTTATTCGGTAGTTTAAAGTCCTTA